CCCGTGAAGCCGAAGATCGCCTGATGCGGGTCGCCGACCGCGACCAGACGGCCGCCGGGCTTGAGCATCTTCTTGGCGAGGGCGCGACGGGTCGGGTTCGTGTCCTGCGCCTCGTCGATCAGCACCCAGTCGTTTTGCAGCATCCGCAGATCGCGTTGCAGCGGCAGGTAGACCATATCGTCGTAGTCGATGATCTCAAGGTTCAGGTTCGAGCGGTTCAGCGCGACCTTCGACATGGCGATCACCTGATCCATCCGGGCGTTCTCCGGCAGGTTCTCGTCGAGACCGAAGTGCGAGATCATTTCGAGCCACGCGGCGTCGGTGATCTGCGCCAGCGGAACGCCCATGGCACCGAAGCCGCGTTGCTTCGCCATCGACACGATGCCGACGACAGCGCCAGCCAGTTCACGCAGGTCTTCACGCTCGGAGATGATGTCGTTGACGATCTCGGCGACCTTCGTGGCATCGACGCGCAGGGCGTGACGCTGACCGTAGGTGAAGCGAAGCTGCTTGTAACCCGCCGAGTGGAAGGTCGAAGCGAAGACGCCCTTGCGGCCCGCCACGCGCTCCTTGAGTTCCTTCGCCATCTTCGAGTTGTAGGCACCGAGGAAGACGTAGCCGGACATCAGGTCCAGCGCCTTGACGATGGTCGTGGTCTTGCCAGCGCCAGCGACGGCTTCGACGAGCGCGTTGCCCTCGCCGCCCGACACCCAGTCGAAGAAGCCATTTTGTTGCGGGGAAGGAATGAAGGTCATGTGAGCGGGTCTCCCTGTGCCGGTTGACAACGAATGTGATGACCCTCTCTACGCACTCCCCATCACGCAGTCAACAACTAAAATAGCTCGTCGGGATCGTCCATGCCGAGTGCGATAGCGAACCCGCGAAGAACACCGCGAGCCTCGGACTCCTTTTCGCGCATCTGCATCTCGTTACGCTGTCCGGGCAGGAACGCAGCCCGCAACAGCAAGGCCAGTTCTGGCTCATTGGCGTAGGCATACCAGAAGATGATCTCCGACCGCATATTGGTCGGGCTAGTGCCCGTCGTCCGCATCACGGGCTCAAGCGTGATCGACGTAACGCGCGACAACAGCTTCTCCGGGGACACGGCGGGCGTCCGGTAGAAGGGCTCGATCTTCTCGGGCACATGAAAGCTGATCGTCCGGCCCATGAACTCGCCCATGCGGTTTTCACGGGGATCAGGCGACAGCCAAGACGGGATGTTGAGGATAGTGAGCGGTTCGTGAAGCTCGCGGTCCATGACGACAACGCGCATGTGAAACAGTCCTAGAGAATGGCGAAAGGGTCGTCCTCTGCCGGGGTTTCAGCGAGGCAAGCGAACGGGTCGGTCTCGGGCTCCTTGGCCGGTGCAGAACCCTCCGGCCGCCCCAGCGCATCCCACAGCAGGAAGGCGGCCTTGCGATCCCAGCTAGAGTCGCGCAGGCCCCGGATGCCACAGGAGTAGACCTTCTCGTCCGGCACACCGTCGAGCATCGCCGGGAAGTCATTGGCGAAGAACTTCTCGAACGGCGTCATTGAATGTCGAACTCATCATCGGCCACGGGGGCAGCCATATCGCGCGGTTCCCACCAGCCCCCGATACGCGGGCGCAGCGGATCGTCCGGTTTGACATCGACGATCAGACCGTCCCCGTCGATCATGTAGGTCGGCAGCGAGTAGGTCGTCGAGTAGCTGGGATCAGCGCGCATTTGCAGATAATCGTAGAACGCATCCATGGCGTCCTGAAAGCGCGTGATCTGTAGGATGCGCGCATACTCGCGCAGTTCGTCGTCGTCGTGCCAGTTCCGCAGCCTGTCGAACGGGATCATGTCGAAGCACGACGCCATGGACCACGCCTGATACGTCGAACTCAACACGCGCTCATACCAGTAGACGCCCATGGGCAGCAGCGTCCCCAGCCCATCATAGAACCCGGCCCTGATCACCGTCACGAAGCCCGGTTCTTCATTCAGGGCAGCGCCCGGCTTGAAGTGACGCAGGAAGCGCACGACGGATGGGATCAGATACAGGTCATAGCGGCGGGGGTCAGACATCGGATCATAGGTCGGCAGGATAGGATCGCCCCAAGGGGTGACGCCAAATCCGTAGTTCATGCCGTCCGGCCCCTCTCGTTACATCAGGCCCGCGAACGGGTCGGCCTTGGGCTTCTGGATGACTTCGCCCCACTCGTCCACTTCGGGCTCGCCCTCGGCGGCCGGAGCGGGCTCCGCAGGGGCACTCTCGGGCTCGGCCGCGCCCATGTCCAGATCGGCGAAGGGATCGGCCTCCGGCGCACTCTCGACGGCGCTGGCGGTCGGCTCGCTGCCCATGTCCAGATCGGCGAACGGATCGGGCTCGGCGGCCGTCAGGTCCAGATCGCCGGACAGGTCGATGTCGGCCGCCGGGGGCTCGGTGTGAGCCGCGTCCGTCAGGTCCGGGGCCGCGCCGGTCGTGGCAGGCTTGGCCGCCGCCCGGCTCCGGGTGCTCGGCACCGTCGCCTTGGGAGTGCCGCTGCCGCCCTTGGGCAGCGTGTCGTTCTCCACGTCCTGCCTGAACATGGCGTAGCCGTCCGCCCGCCTGAACGCCCAGCGCACGATGCCTTCGACCGGGAACGGACAGTAGATGAACGGCCCGTAGCGGTTGTCGCGGCCCAGCGGGAACTCGCTGCCCTCGACGCCCAGTGGCGTCTCCATCTGGTGCGGATAGTTGCCGTCGCCAGTGTGCGCCTTCCACCAGAGTTCGTTCTGCTGCTGGATGCGCTTCTTGTAGTCCTCCCACGGCTCCGTGTTGCCGAAGGAGTGCCAGTTCGGCGGTTCGGCTCCGTAGAGAAGATACGGGTTCTTGGTAGTCGGAGTGACCATATCAGCCTCGCGGAAGGGGCGGGAGGAAGGACAGCAGGACGACGAACATGACCAGCGCAGCGATGGCGCTGCCGAAGGCCATGGCGATCATCCACAGCGGGTTGACGGAGCGGATCGCCAGATGCTCGACTTCACCAACGATCTGATGGTCCACGTTCGATCCAGCGGGATAGCTGTAGGAGCGCGTCGGCACCTTGCCCATCCCCTTGTTGATGAAGTCCGCGAACCACGCCTCGATCTCGGCCGTATCCTGCGGATCGTAGTCGCTGTCGATCATCGCCGTCAGCGTCATGGGGCGACCGTCGTAGCGCAGATGGTCCTTGTTGCGGATAACAAGCGCGCCGCCCGTGAAGTGCGTCATGCTGTCCTCGGGGCCGATCTCACGATGCGGGTCAGCGAAGCCGTGCCGGTCGATCCGTTGCCGCGTCGAACGCAGCACAGCTTCACGGGCTACCAGAGCGGCGTCGTCGCGTTGCACCATGCCGTCGTAGTCGTATTGGCCCAGCCGCTTGTCGATCCAGTCCACCATCGGCAGCGCATCGTCCTCGGCCTTGGCCGCAGCCGACGCCGCCGCGATGTTTTCCGGCGTGGCCGGAACGGGGATTTCGAGCGCGCCGATGATCTTGTCCAGCACGTTCAACTGGTGCTGCCAGTAGTCGTGATCGTCCTGCGTCTGCGCCTCGTCTCGCGCAATCGCCAGCGCCCGTCGCCAGTCGTTCTCGTGCGAGATGATGTCGGCGATGGCGTCCGACCGGCTGTATTGATCCAGACCGACGCCGACGATGCTCTCGCGTTGCAGCCGGTCGTGAACGTCACCCAGCGTGGTCTCCGGCGGCAGGTGCCGCGCCAGACCTTCCTCGCGCAGTTCCTCCATTTCGAGCGCCACGCTGATGCGCTCGACGCCGCGCGCAATGCCCGGATGCCGGACGCCGCCAGTCCCCAAATGGTCGGCCAAGGAGTGCCGCTTGAACTGCCCGGCCGCCGACATGCGGCTCACCAGTTCACGCGAGTAGAAGGTTTCGCGCGATCCCTGCCGCTGATCCCGGATCAGTTCGAGATCGGCCCGAACGATTTCCTCCGGCGTGAAGTGCTCGCGGATCGCCTCGGCGATCTTCTGCGGCTCCACGTTGCCCAGCGCCGGGCTGGTCTTGTTATGGAAGTCACGCGCCAGTTGCAGCGTGATCCGGGCGACCTGATCGCCGTCCTTGGCGCGCTCGGCGAGGATGCCTTCGACCTGATCGTCATAGCGCGGCAGCAGAGGCAGATCGGCCTCCGAAACCATGTCGTTCGACGGGTCGCCGGGACCGCCGTCAACCGGGGGCTCGTGTTCTTGCTGCGCCATGTCGGTGCTCTCCTGTGCGTCGCGCGTGTTCCGCATCTTGCGGTAGAGCGACCATGCGATGTTGCGGTTGGTTTCGTCGCGCTCGTAGATCAGTTCGAGCCACGACGGCTCGATCAGCTTTTCGGCGGCGAGCCACGCCCAGCCCTTCGGCGAGAACATCACCTGCGGAACCGACGTGGACAGTTTGAAGACGTAGCCCCAGTCGATCAGATTGCGGATCGCCGGGCCGACCGTCGTGGAGTTCAGGACCGTATCGCTCGTGTCGAACAGATGCCGCGTCTTCATCCCCGACGCATGACAGCGCCAGCGGCTCGGCTCCTTACCGACCGGGCGCGAACGCATCCGCACCTTGATCTCGGAACGCGCCAGCAGCGCCTCCATGGCGGCGCGACGAACTGGCGTCCACCAGCCCGGCATGTTGCTGGTGCCGTCGATATGAGTTTGGCGGTGTTCTTGAGTTGAGGCGCGGGTCACAGGATGTCCCATTGATGTTGCGTGAAGTCAGCGTGAAGGGCCACGATACACGCGGCGATCTTTTCCTGCAAGCCACCTTCGGGCTTGCCCGGTTCTACGATCCCGAGGATCGGCCGACCGGGGAGCGCGGGGTGCTCCACCCGGACGACGGCTGGCCCCCGGCCGAAGTCGAACTCGCGCACCGCGCAAGCCGCCACAAAGGCCGGGGGCACCGCCGTCATCAGGCGCTCTTGCGCGCCTTGGACGGCCGCGCCGACGACTCGGCGATGCTGCGGGCGCTGGTCTCGCCGTTCGGGTTGTCGGCGGCCCAGTCCGGCCGCGTCAGGGTGCCCGCGAGGAACTTGGCGGCCCAGCCGCCGGGACGGCGCTGCGCGGCGCGACGCATCGTGTCGAGTTCCGACGCCGACCGGCTACGATCCGGGTTGTGCAGCGTCCGGTAGTGGTCGATGTTCTCGTTCCAGCTTCGACGTGCGATGGCGGCGGCGTTGATGCCGCGCTCACGATGCTGCCGCAGTCCGAAGGTGCTGCGCTTTTTACGTCCGGCCATGTGGTCTCCTTTTCTACTCGGTTTCGTAATCGCTTCGGCGGATCAGCCACTCATCGTCGCCTGCGCCTTTGACAGCGTGGAAGTATCCCGGATTGGACTTCGTGTCCATAGTCGCGTTGCCGATCAGCGCAAAAACTACGTCGCGCGGTTCGACAGCTTTGACTTCCCTTCCCCCGATCATGGTGATGACGGCGTTGTAGGGTGGTATCGCTCCGCCCTCTCGGTGCCGGGGAGAACTGACGCCGAGCACATTGGCGGGATTTACCTGCACCGTGTGCAGCCTGCCCTCCGCCGTCTGGACATGGACCATCGTCATTGCGGCACCGACAAGGGCCAGTCGCGGGCGACGGTGAAAGCGCGCATCGGGATCAGACGACGCCACGGCTGATCCGTCAGGACAGCGACGAGTTCTTCCCAGCGCAGGCCCTCGGACGCCGCCACCTGTTCGAGCGTCCGGCCGCCGTGGTTGACCTTGCACCGCTCACGCTGCGCCGGGGTCGGCTTGAACGTGAACTGCCGCCAGCCGTCACCCAGCAGGGCGTGATAGTCGATCTCGTGGATCGGCATGACCACCCAGCCCTCAAGGCCCTGCGCGATCTCGGCCGCCTGCTTGTGATCGACGCGCGCATACTCCGGCGACGGCTGATGCGGAGCCCGCACCAGATCGCCCGTGGCCGGATCGTGCCAGTAGTGGATCAGCATGGTCAGTCTTCCTTGTCTGCGAAACGCAGGAGTTGCAGTTTTAACCGCTCCATCAACCAGATGACGGTGCCGCCGTCTGCGATAGAGGATGCGAAGTATTCTTCCTCGTCTTCATCGTATCCCATGATGACGACGTTCTTGAGCTTGCCGCTCTCGATGGCTTCCCTCAAGACCAGCACTGGATCGGTGTCCAGACGGGTCACTCCCGGAAAGCGAACAAGCTCTCCCGCCATCAGACTTCGCCCGGCCCGACGACGTAGGGAATGCGGATCACCGGGTGCTTCACACAGTTGATCCCGATGCGAATGCTGCCGCCTGCGTTCAGGAGCGCGAGTTCTTCCGGCGTCGGCTTGTATTGACTGACCATGAACACGAGCCCGCTATACTCGTCTTCTTCGTCGCGCGTCGGAAGGACGCCGATAGCGCCCCGCTCATTGGCGTTCCAGCCATCGGGCTCTCCGTGGCTCCGGTTCGCGCCGGGGATGCGTTCAACGTCCATTGTCTTCTTCCTCTCCGCACCAGTCGCACTCGGCGCTGTTGCACAGTCCCATCTCGTGAAGTTCGGCCGGGCCGATGTCTTCCCCGTCTACATCGACGTAGCTGCCGCTCGCCGGGTCGATGAAGACTTCCGGGTCGTCGGTCGGCGTCAGGCCCGTTTTGGGCGTCAGGCTGACGCTACTGGTCATCGTTCTCCCCGCCCGCGTTCGTGTCGCTGAACGGCTGATCGCCGACGCCCGCGAACTCGGGAAGCTCCTGATTGGAGTAATCGGCGACGATCCATTCCGGCGTGTCGTCGATCCAGTGGATTTCGATGTCGAGCCCGGCGATGTTCTCCTGCGTCAGGCTGTCGCTCTCCGGGTCGATATACAGAGTGCCGTCGTCATTGATCTTGTTGACGGTGATCTGACCGCCCGCCACGTCCACGGCGACCGGCATAGCCTGCATGTCGGGACGACGCGGGTCTTTCAGCGGCTCGCCGGTCGTCTTGTCGATGACGACGAGATACTGGGTGATGGCCTGATCGTTCTTGTCAACGTCAGCTTTGAGGATGCCGCTCGGGATCGTCATGGCGCTCTTTCCTTGGCCGACCACGCGGCCTCTTGGGTGGAGGGACAGCATCGGTTGGCAGCGTTGCTTTCCGATACACTCGTTTGCCAGTCCTCGCATCTTGACGACGGGCGATCATCATACCGCGCCACGGGTCCACCGTGCTCGGTTCAACCTTCTGCCATGGCCCCCAGCTTGAGATCAGTCGCTCCCGCCCCTGAATGAACATGGTGCGGAACTCTGATCTCTGCCGAAACCACCATTCACCCGTATCCGGGTGCTCGGTGACTTGCCGCTCCGGCGTGACGCCGAAACGGGTTCGCCAGACAGGAAAGGCTTCGACCCTACGCATCCTTGAACGGGTCCGTGAAGGCGACGAGTTCTTGCAGTTCCAGCTTGTCGCCGATCTGACGCAGGCTGACAGGCTTGGCGCGACAGGCGCGAGCGAAGGCGCTGCCGATCAGCGCCGTCTCCTTCGTGAAGCTCGGGCGGCCCTTGTGATCCGGGTGATGCCAGATCAACCCGGCGACCGTCAGGACTTCTATCACCGCGTCCAGATCGGCCTCGCAGTTGAACGCCACAGGCCACACCCAGCGCCGCCGGTCGCCCTTGAAGCTGTATTGCAGAAACCACAGCTTCATGCGGCGCTTCTCGATGTCTGCGAGCAAATCCTTGTCAGACTTGGACAGCATCAGCTTCCCTCGTCAGCAGGAGCGACACCGGAATGACTTCCCAGTCGTCGGCGCTACGTCCGGCCACGGGGTCGCTTCGCAGGCCGGACACTTCCGGGCCGTCAAGGCTGTCGAAGCCCTGCCCGGACCATTCGACCCGGACGTAGCCCTTCACCCACCAGCGCAGGGCGTCTCCGGCCGCCTTGGGAGTGGCGAACAGGCGCGGGGTGCCGTTGTGGGTGTCGGGCTTGTCCGGGTTGACGTAGGTGCCCCCGGCGCGGCCCTTGAACCCCGGCATCAGCTTCCCGTCGCGCTTGCGCCGAAGGGCGTAGAAGCTCTGGCCCAGTTTCAGATCAGCCATTGTAACCCCATTGGAATGACGCGATCACCGCCAGCATGATCAGGACGACGCCGCCGAGCCCGACGATGCCCGACAGTATCCAGCTACAGATCGTTTGATCCCACTGAACTTCACCCGCCACTTCGTTCCACCGTTGACCTTGGCGGAACACCGCCCGCGCCAGACCGCAGCACAGGACGCCGGGGATCAGGAAGCCGAGAACCTGCCACATGTCAGTCTTCCAGCGGTTCCAGACAGAGCGGATAGCCGAAGTCCGCCGCCTCGTCTATGATGACGACGATCCTGAACGCGCTACCCGTCGTGGACAGCCCCGGCATGTGGTTCTGGTTCGCCCGCAGGATCGCTTCGCGGCGTTCCTCGTTGCTGAACACGACATCCGGGTTCGGACGTTCGGCGTGACCGAAGATGTTTGGCATGACGCCGCGTTCGGACGTATAGAACTTCCCGCTGCGCTTGAAGATGTAGAAGGTCGCGTTCTTTGCCGGGATCGGGACTGCGCCCTTGGCCGGTTCCAGATCGGTCAGGTTCTCAAGGTCCATCAGTTCATCCCTCCGGTGTAGTGTTCACCGCTGCCGCCGCATTCCTGGCAGCGTGATCCGTCCTTCGCGCGGCCGGTGCTTTCGCATTCGGTGCAGGGCGTCGAGACGACGATCTTGACCGGCTCGTATTCCATGCCCAGCAGGCGGCAGGCTTCCTTGCTCAAGGAGCCGTCAGGATCGCCGGGGTAGATGCCCGCCATCTGGTAGAGGAACAGCCCCTCGCGGACCCGCATCAGCAGCTTGCCAAGGTGGTTCTCACCGTGGCCGCCGCAGACGCCCCAGTAGCAGTCGCCCCATGTGTTGCCTTCGATCAGTTCGACCGGCGGATTGACCGTCGCCAACAGCTTGTCGCGCAGATCGGTGTTCAGCAGGAACTTCGACCGCAGGACAGCGAGCATGATGTCGAGCTTCCGGTCGTGGAAGTCCGGCGACCAAAGGTGCTTGAACGCCTTGGCATGTTTCTTGGTCTCGCCCGGCGTCGGGAGCACCCTGATCTTCTCGCGGTGCGGGCTGCCGTCCGGGAACTTCGCGGCCTGATAGGCGTGTTCGCTCGTCGGATAGACGACGCCTTCGTAAACACAGGTTGCGTAGTAGAAGTTGGACAGGTAGCGGTTCGGCCCGTCGAATGAAGTGATCGCCACCATCACCGTTCCTCGTGATGCTCGTGCAGGTCCAGTGGACAGTGCCGCCCGGACAGCGCCGGTTCACCGTCACGAAGCTGCGGGCACTCCGCCCAGTTGCACTCCCCGTCGCTCGCGCCGTGGCACATGGTGCCCTTCGGGAAGTTGGCGACGGCCGCCTGCATCCCGGCGTGACCGTCGTGCCAAATCTGGTGCTCGTGAGAGCCCGGCGGATGCGGGTTGGCCTCGGGGCTGTCGCCACGCAGGAAGGCGTGACGACCGGCGCGCAGCAGGGCCTTGTTCGGCGTGTCGCCGGGGATCGCCACCAGCGTCTTAAGCGCCTCCGGGTCCAGCCTCGGCATCTTGATCTCGTAGCGGACTTCCGGCTGCACCACTTCCAGCGTCAACTCGCTGCCACAGGTGACGCACTCTGCCTTGACGACCGGACGCGCGCCATTGCCTTCGCTCGCGCCTGTGAACAGGGCGAACGCCGACGCCCGACACTTCGGGCACCACAGCGGGTCGGACGGGTTATGACGCAGCCGGATCATCAGCCCTCGCTCTCGTCGGCGGGGCGCGTCCATTGCTCGACTTCGGTCATCTCGAAGGAGCCGTAGGATCGCACCATGCGGTTGCCCTTAAGCTCCTTGATCTTCTTGTCGCGCTCGGACTTCGTGGAGAACCCTTCCCGGCGTTCCTCCCCGTCGAAGTCGTAGATCAAAACGTAGCGTTCCATGGCCGTCTCTCTTGCCAGCGTCATCGCCCGCTGGCTTGGCGTCTCACTGATACGGGTCGTTCGGTTCTTCGCGCCGACAGACCGCGCACCGGGTGTCCAGCTTGTTCGGCGTGAACCCCTCGGGACAGGTGCAGTAGCGTTTCGCATACCGCGTGAACTGGTCTTCCCGGAAGAACCAGATGTAGATGCAGGCCGCGAGGAAGATCAGGACGCCGATCACCAGCGCCCATTCCTTGCCGGGTTCAACCGACATTGACGCCTCCGAACAGATACAGGGCGGCGACGATCACCGCCGACAGGATGATGACGTGCAGCGCGTCGCGGGCGGCGCGCTTGGCGTCGTGACCGCGATAGCCGTAGTTCGTGCTGAACGACATGAAGCCGAGCAGCAGCGGCAGGATCACGAGCAGCCAGCGCGGATCGCGGATGGCGAGCGCCGCCAGCGCACCGAAGACCGCCATGCCCGCGATGGGCGCGACGCGGTTGATCAGGAAACTACTGGTCATCGGACACCGCCTTTCGGATGCGCGCGATCCAGCGGCCAAGGCGTTCGCGGATGCGCTGTTTCACGGGCTTGTAGATGGTCTGGACGATCTCGCCCGGCGTCAGGGCCTTCGGCCGCTGCGCGGTGTAGGGCACGTCCGCCAGCAGCACCGTGGGTTCGCCCTTGATCGGATCGCTGCCGAGAAGCTGCGTCGGCACTTCGACGAGGGCCAGCGCGTGATGGATGGCGGCCGTCACCGTCGTCTTGCCGGAGCCATGCGGACCCTCCACGAACACCGTCACCGGGCCGGGCACCGCCTTGACCGCCACGAACAGGTCGATCAGGTCGGCGGCTTGGCCGAGTATCTGCGGACTGGCTTGGAAGTCGCGGTCGAACTTCTTCCGCAGAGACGGATCACCAAGGTTGCCGAACTCGCCACTGTTTTGCAGCGAGTAGCGGACGGCGTTCCATTCCTTCTCGGTGAGCCGGACGTGCGCGGTGTCGTGTTTGAGGGCTGCCATGCCGTGCTTTGATCTCCTGCGTGAACGGGCTGCGTCGCCCTGACCGTGAGACCTAAGCCCTACGCCCAGCCCTTAGACCTGTCAAGCACCAGAAATCGGGCAAGCCCGGATACACGAAACCCCCGATCCGAAGACCGGGGGCTCGTTGGCGGAGCCTTGGTTGTTGGACCGGCGGCTCGCCGGGGAGATGTCGGGTCGTGGACGCTCCCCAGCGCCACGGCATCACGCCCGACTCATGCCCTTCGCCCTGTCGCTATCAGGCTCGGGTAATCCAAGGCCCGGAGGGGAGGCCGCGTAAGAGGCCAGCCGGACCAGCGACGGATCAGGCGGCGACCCTAGTCCGGCTCCGGCGAGCCTGTCAAGCGGGCCTGTTCTCGGGCCACATAGTCGGGGTCTGCGGGCCGGGGCCACCCCTGCTGCTGGGCCAGCAGCATCTTGGCGTCACGCTTCCGCTTGCGTTCCAGCTTGGCCTCGATCTTCGCCTGTCGCCGGGCTCGCTTCTCGGCCGCGTAGACCGGGTTGGCGTTCCGCTCCTGCCGCAGGCGCGTGTAGATCGGGATGGCGAGCGGAAGGATGCGCGCCTGTATGGCGAGTTCCTTCTTCGTCGGCATCCGGTTCCCCTTGCCGCCGTTACATGGACTGCAAGCTGCCAGCCCGTTTTTGATGCTGTTGCGACCGCCCTTCGACTTCGGGATGACGTGATCGAACGTAGGCCAGACGGCAGGTGCATCGACTTCGATGTCCTCCGTCGTGAACTTGGCCGGGCAGTAGGCGCAAACCCCGCCTTGGGCTTCGACGAGCGCGAGAACGCGCATCGTCAAGGCTTGTGTGCTCTTTCTGCCCACTAGGACGCTCTACGAATGAACCCGACGAACCGGCCGCCGATATAGACGCCGTGCTGCCACGCGCGTCGATAGTCCTGCGCCGAATAGAACGGCCCCATGCGGTAGCTCCACATGTAGACGCCCCGCTCGAAGTTGTAGCCGATGCCGAGCGGCTTGGACACCCATCGCCACTCGGCACCCTCCGGCGGGTCCATGCGCTGCGGCAGGGCCGCCAGAGCCCGCGCCCGGAGGCGCAGGACCGGGGCGACCGCCCGGCGGCGCTGGGCTGCCCACCAGACGATGAGAGCCAGCCGCCGGGCCTGCCAGATCGACCGATCAGCCAATGATCTGCCCCCACTCGTCGGTGACGGGCTCGCTGGACGGCGCAGCCTCGGCCAAGGGAGCCGACGCCGGGGCTGCCAGTTCTTCCTCGCTGAACCCGGCTTCGCGGGCGACCCGGAACATCACGTCGCGGTTGAAGTTGGACAGCGTGGCGTCGTTCAGGGCCTCCCGGATGTCCGACAGCAGCGCCTCGCGCTTCGTCTGGCGCTCCTTCATCATCCGCTCGCGTTCGGCGGCGCGCTCGGCCGCTTCCCGCTCCGCCTGTTCGGCGCGCAGGCGTCGGTCTTCGAGCCACAGACGGTCTTCTTCGAGGATCGCCGGGCGGGTCTTGAGGCGGCCTTGCTCGGACAGCGTGGGGAACAGCATCAGGGCTTCTTCCTTCGACCCGAAGTTCTTGGCGTCGTGCATGAACATCTTGTCGCTGCTGTCACTGATGCGCTTCTCGTAGCTCATCACCGCTCCGCTCACGCGCGGATTGCGCGGCTCGGCATCGCTGGCGCGCGTCTCGCGTTCCCAGCCGTGGATTTCCCACAGTTGCCCCCAGCCGTTGTCGATGCAGATGAAACCGACGACCCGATCTTCTTCCTCGTCCGCCAGAATGCCGGTGTCGATCACCGGGTAGACGGACTTGTAGCCGTAGCGACGGACACCGTAGGGGTTGTTCTCATCGGACGCATCCACGCGCTCGCCGAGCGTAAAGCCGATGGGTTCCGCCTTGAGCTTGGCGGCCAGCATCTTCGACTGGCACTTCGAGCACGGCCGAAACGCCTTCTCGTAGTCCGTCATTCCATAGGGCAGCGTGTAGGTGCCGAAGCTCGACTTGAACCCCCGGCCGGTCTCGCCGCACCACGCGGTGAAGTTCACGCGCTCCGGGCCGGTCGTGCCGTCGCCGTTCTGCGACAGTTCCCCGGTGTCCTCGCGGCTCTTGACGATATGATCGCGGCGTCCAGATGAGCGGGCCATATTGCAGCCTCCTATGATGACGTGGCGTTATTGCAGCCACCGAAAAAGGGTGCCGCCGAAGCGACACCCCTCTCTAGGACAGTTTGATGCGGACTGTCAAGCGCGGCGAAACTTGAAGCTCGCGTCGTAGGTTTCGTTGTAGGCGGGCTTGTCGTATTCGACCTTCCAGCCTGCGTCACGGTAGGCTTCTTCGACGTTCAGCCAGCCGTTGTCGAAGATTTCCTGCCGAACCATACCGCCCGCTTCCAGCTTCGCCAGCACGTCCTTTTGCAGGATGGTGGCGCTGCCGTTCGTGAACTTGAGCGCCAGCAGTTCGTTGAAGGCGTCGAACACCGCCTCCGGGATATGCTGGCGCTTCGCGGCTGCGATGTCGTCGGGGGATAGCGGACCCGCCATCAGTCGTCTCCTTCCACGCTCTGTTGAACTTCGAGGACAGTGGCGAAGGTCTCGCCCCTGATCTTGCTGCCGAAGGGTTTGTAGCAGAAGCCGCCCTTGGCCGGGATGATCTCGCCCGTCTTCTTGCCGTCGATCTTGACCACGATCCTGTCGGCCCCGCGCTGAACCGGGCGCGGCGACTGATAGTATTCGATGGTGGCCCCGCCGACGATCCGGCAGCGCCGGATCAGCTTCGCGTTGTTGGCTTAGGCCCCCTCCATGGAACGGATGTTCAGGTCGGCGGCGGTCAGTTCCAGCACCTTCGGACCCTGATAGTTGACATCGCTGATGTCGCGGATCGTGCCCGACCAGTTGGCCTTGATTTCCTCGTAGATCGCGCGGTTGGCCTCGGACATCGAGCCGTCCATCACGTCTTCCTCGGGCGTCGGCACTTCGCTGTGCCAGAGGACCACGCCGCCGATCTGGCGCGCGAAGACGCGCTCGCCCGCCGAGTTGATGCCGTGGATGATGCTGCGCGAGCGCACCGGGCGGAACAGCGGGGCCGCCTCGTCGATGACCATGCGGCCGGTGTCCTCGTCGAACAGGCTGTGATCGCCGTCGCGCAGACCAGACTTGAAGCAGTCGAAGGCGAACTGACCCGCATCGTCGTTCGAGAAGGTGGCGACGCTGTTGCCGACGCCCGCCTGATAGCCGGGGGTGCATTCATACATCGGGGCGTCGGTGATCTTGACAGCGCCACCGAGGGCCTTGTGAGCGAACAGTTTCATAGGTGCGGGTCTCCCTGTGCGGTTGATAACGTCCTACCTATGGACTGCGTGATTAGGACTGTCAATGCCCCTGCGCGATTTTCTGCGTTTCTTCCAGATGCTCGATGACTTCGTTCGCCTGCGCTTTGGACAGCGAACTGATCCAGTCCCACACCTTCATCTCCCAGTCGGCGGGTCCGAGATGCGGGATGTCGCGGTCGTCTTCGCGCAGCTTCCAGCAGTTCCATGTCGAATAGGACAGCGCCTTGAGGATCGCCCATATCTTCGACCGCTGCTGATCGGTAACGGGCGTCTCATCCGCAGGCGGCGGCTCCGGCAATGCGACCAGATAGGTCAGCGCATCCTTGGCTTCGACGAAGGTCAGTTGCGCGATCCAGTCAGCAACCGGCACCTTGTCGCGCCAGTCCAGATGCGGGATCGGATACAGGCTGCGGTCCACGTCTCCGCAGACGGCCGGGTTCCCGGCGCGCAGGCGCATCAGCGAGGCGATGTAGTCCTTCTGGCCCTGCGAGGCGAACTTCACTTCCGTCATCGTGATCCCGGCCCTAGTCCTATGGCGCACCTGCGGCCATGCTCGATGATCTGGTCCAAGATCGTCGGCTCCCTTTGGCCGATGACCGTGATCTCCACCTTGTCGCCGACTTGGATGCCAACGTGCCCGCCGCGCGCTGCGCGCTCCGGCGAAACATGCACCTTGATCTTCGCTTCGCCCGATCCCGAGCAATCAAGGCAGATCGCCACGCCGTTCTTGACGCCCTTCGGCATCGGGTCGCGTGGGATGTATCCCAGCCCCTTGCATGGCTCGCACTTCATTTGATGTCCTTGTCACTGTCCGGCGCATAGCCGTAACGCAGGTGCCCGTGCCGGTCGTCACAGACGACGATCACTTCGCAGCGCAGTTCTTCCATCGTCTGTTTCAGGTTGTTGATGGCGTGTCTGGACAGCGTGATCGAGCAGTCATAGCGACCGCTGCCATACATGGCATCGGCGACCCGGCGGGCTATGAACTCCGGGCAGCCGAAGCCGACGACCGCACCGCCGATCATGTCGGCTTCCTGACGATCCGGCCAAGGGTGGTCATCGACCGGAGTGCGATCCACATAGCGGGGCGACAGGGTGCCAGTGTAGCGGATGCTGATGGCGATGCCCCAGTCCGTCGATGACGGCTTGCGGCCGTAAGGCGCGGGCAGCGCCGCCATGATCGGTGTGTAGCCGAGCAGCATCCGCATCAGGATCATCAGTTCGATCTTGGCGTAGTCGCCGAAGATCAGCACGTCCTGACGGCAGTATTCCCGGACCTTCTGATTGAACCTGCGAGCCGCCCGGCCGTAGATGTCGTCGATCCTGTTCTCGTGGACGACGTGACCGTTGTGGAAGACGTATCGTTGACCCTCGCGGAAACCTGCGAGCGACTGCATGAAGGACTTCGTTCCCTGCCGCGTATAGTCGCGCATCTTGCCGGGATAACGTCCGGTGTCGGTGCCCTTGACGTAGCGGTCCTTGAACTCGTCGTAGCTCCCCGGCGGAGTGTCGAACGCCGCCATCGCCATGATGTCGCGCAGGTAGCTCGGGCCTTCGACCAGACGGCCGGTTGGCGACGCCCGCAGCGGATTGTCGCTGTCGCACTCGTCGCAGATCGCGTCGGCGCAGTTGTGGCAGCCCGGCTTGACGTGCGTCTTAGTCATCCGGCATCTCCCGATGCAACGCCAAGGCCATGTTGATCAGGTCGCCCTTCTCCATGCGGCCGAGCCCTTGTGGCTCCGGCCTGCCCAGCGCACGGGACATGCTGCGGATGTTGCCTTCGGCGACGCGCCTGTGCCGCTTCGAGTAGTAGGCGTGGCTGACCGACGTGACTGTAGTGACAGTCCCCATCAGTTGCCGTTCGCCTCGGCGTTCGTCGGGCGACCCTTGTAGGTCTCGGCCCAGTGGATCATGCCGTCGTCGTCCGCGATCAGGTATTCGTCACGGAACAGGTTGTCGATGGCGTTGCGCGCCAGATCGTCGGCGAACGTCTCCTTGAAGCCGGTCAGCAGCCCGGAGCGCGTCTGCGGCCCGTGCTTCTCGATCCATTGGCGGGCGTATCGTTGCTCGTTCAGCGAGGACGCCATGTTGCTGTCTCCTTCGTTCTGTGACCAGTCGTGAGCCTCGGCTATAAACCGGGCAAGCCCGATTGTCTAGGCCGCCTGCGGCTTGGGTGGCCGGAACTCGTAGCCCTCCGCCTCGGCCCAGTGTCGCGCCTCGGCGATAGCGGGTTCGGGCTCGCCATAGCGGCCGTCGCCGGTCTCCCAAGGCTCCGGGAAGCCCGGCCCATCCCACAGCAGGATCGCCGCCCAGCCGCTTCCCAGCTTGCCGACTTCGATCCAGAACTTCGGCTTCTCCTTGACCTGATCGTCGAGTTGCTGCGCGCCGGACTGGACGTTCTCGGTCAGCTTCGTCTTGAACGGGTCGAACATCGGGTGTGACTTAGCGGACTTCATCAGCTTCCTCCGTCTTCGCAGCCGGGTCCGCCGTGAGCAGCTTGACGGCCGCACCGATGGCCCGACGCATCCGGCTCTCCCATTCGCTGCGGTAGGTGGTCAGGCCCAGCGATCCGGCGTTGCCCGTCCACGCCAGATGACCGTCGCCGCGATCCGGGAAGAACGCCTCAAGGGCGGCCTCCACGATGTCGTCGCGCCCGGCTGCGGGACCGTGCCAGCGTTCGACCGCCCACGTCTTGCGCGGGTCTGGCCCGAGTCCGTCGTTCAGGTCGCGGCCGGTTTGCAGAACCAAGTCCTCGTAGGACTTGCGCCAGTAGGCGCGATCACGGGACAGCTTGTCCAGCGTGTCGTTCCGTTTCAGCCACCAGACGGTGATCATGCCGCCGATGAAGGCAGCGACGATGAGGGCGATGGTCATGTGCTCGCTCCGGGGTCCGGGAACCGCGTCGAGCGATCCCAAATGATGCCGTCTTCGTGCATGAAGGCGACGCGGTATTCGTCCCGGTTGATCTTGTCGCGCGGGAAGGCGTTCTCGATCCTGTAGGTCACGAGATAGCCGGTGCCGATCACCAGCATCCCCAGTGCTTGCAGCGCGTGGCTGGCTCGACTGGGATGCTCCTTGCGGATCAGCGCCATCAGCGCGTCACGCCGGGCCTGATCGTGAACCTTCACCGGCTTGGTCATCGGTAGACCCACAGCAGGGTCGCGCCGACGCTCACCGCCAGCAGGACGCCGCCGATGAACCAGCGGGCGATCCGCCAGAACTGGGCAGCGTCGGCGACCCGGCGCGCATGGTCTGCGGCGACGCGCTCTTGCTCCGCCTTGAAGGCCGCCGCGCGCATCTCCTTCGCCTTGTCCGTGTCCAGCAGGATGTCGCACCGGAACGGGCCGCCGAAGCCGAAGCTGACGTTGATCTTCGAGCCGCACCGGGCGCACTCGTAGTTCGTGGACATGCCGCCGCTTGGCCCCTCGTAGAACTCCCCGACCGTCCCGCAGCACGGGCAGGTGTTGTTCCGGGCGGCAGCGACGTTCGGCTCGCCGTAGGTGCTGGCTTCGACTGCCAACATGCGCTGCGCCGCAGCGGGTGCTTCACGAAGGCTCATCGACGTTGCTCCTTGTATTTGACATACGCCGCCGGGAAGTCCGGGTAGCGCCCTTCCAGAAAGTCGATCTTTTTCTTCCGGCGTTCTTGAATGTCCTTCAACGTGCTGCGCCCAGCCCAAGGTGGGCAGTATTCGCCGTCGAACAGCGTCCGGTGTTTGATGTAGGTCTGAAACGCCGACGCCTTCCAGTGCAGCGCGTCGTTCCAGCCTTGACGCCACTCGGCGTTGAACTCCTTCGGCCCGTCTTCGAGCTTCACGCCGTCGCCATACGCCTTGTTGCCTGCCGCCCGCGCTCGCATGGCCGGAGACATGTCGGGCACGTCTTCGAGCAGAGCTTCCAGCCGCTCTTGCTGGGTCAGGCCCGTCATCGGCGCACCTTGTCCCACGGCTTCGCGGGCTTCTCGAAGCGGACAGCGATCCGCTTCCCGGCGCGCTCGGCGGCTCGCATCTGCGCCCGCTGCGCGGCTGCCTTCTGGTCGAACTGGACGACGAGAGGCGGCGGTGTGATCGTCAGGCGTTGCGTCACGAGCAAGCCCTGTGCAGAGCCCGGCCGTCCCGGACGACGCCAGCCTCGGCCAAGGTGCTGACGCACTCCTGCCGGGGATCGGGCTGCGCCGGGTAGGCGCGGAAGGCCAGCACCGCCACGACCGCAGCGATGAGGAACAGGGCCGACAGGATCGCGCCTGCGCCGCCGTTGGTTTGAGCCTGTGTGTTCATGTCAGTCGGGCCTCCCCTCGTTGTCGATGATGAACTTCTCGATCCGGTCGGCGTGACGGGCGTGGAAGGTGCCTTGATAGCCGCCTTGACCAGACCAGCCGCCCGCTGATGGGATCGGCGAGATGCCCTCGGTGATGAGCCAGTCCATGAAGCGACGGGACAGCTTCTCGTCGCTCTGGATGGTCACGAGGACCGAACGGGTGACGGCGGCCCCCATCAGAAGCTCGGGTTCTGGTCGTTGTGCCAGCCGGAGACCAGCGACCACATGCCGTCATACTTCCAGCTTTCGGTCTTGCGCCGACGCCAGAACTTCCGCTCCTTACCGTTGTGGTCCCGCGTCGTGATGATGCGGTTGTCCTTGCCGGTGATGCTGACGATCCGGCCGCACTGGTAGTAGTCGCCGTTGAAACCGTAGCTGACCGGCTCGCCGACTTGGAAGGCGCGCATGACGGCGTAACGCGGGCTGACGCTCTCGCCGCGATCCACGGGCCAGTGCGGGCACTTCGTCACGTCGGCGAGATAGGCGGCGACGCGGCTGGCGTCGTCGAAGCTGGTCTGACGGGTGCCGGTGCCCAAGTCCCAGCCGTTGCACAGGCTGGCGTATTCCTCGGGCTTGCGGTCGTCGTGAACCCGGCGGACGCCGAACAGATCGAGCAGATGGTCGTTGAAGCCCCTGAACCACGCCGGGCGCTTGTGGCCGGGGTCGCCCCACGAGACCATCTTGTGCGGGTTCCCGCCGACGAACTCCGCCGACAGAATGTGCTCCTTGGTCACGGGGTCCGCCATGTTCAGGCCGCCCTTCTCCGAACGGTCCAGAGCGTCGTGGACGGCCTTCGCGCCAGCCTCATAGGCGGCAGCGGTTTCGGCCTTCATGGTCTCGATCTCTTGCGGGGTCATGGTCCCTCCTGTGAATGGCCTGTCTCGGCCCGACGTGAATGCCCGAAGGCGGTTGTGAAGCGTCACCCATAAAGAAGGCCGGGCAGGCTGTCAACCTACCCGGCCTTGAAAAGTGCAGCGTGTTGAGGACTGTTTACTTCTTGCGCGGCTTGCGACCGGCGGGACCGTCCGGCTCGCTGCCCACGTCGTCCAGAGCGCCTTCCGCCTGCATCGCCTCGGCGGCTTCGCCAGCGTCGTGAACGCCGTCGCCTTCGGTCTGCATCTCGACGACTTCTTCACGGGTGTCGATCTCATCGAGCGACAGCGAGCCCTCGCCTTCGGCTCCGCCCTCCGGCGCAGCGGTGTCGATCTCGGGCAGCGCCTCGCCCGTGCCGTCGCCGACGATGGCTTCGCCGCCGACCGCATCGGCGTGTTGGATGCCCGCCCGTAGCGGCTCGCTCTCGGGCTCGCCCGGCAGCAGGTTGTCGCTGACCGACGTGTTGCGGCTGGACGCCACGCGGACGGCGGTGCTGTCGGCGATCTTGCGGGCGATCAGCCGGTCATCGGCGCTGGTCGGCCGGATCGCACCGAAGGCGGCGGCCTCGGCGATGTCCTGCTGGACGTTCTCGGCGAGGCGGCGACCCTTCGTGTAGACCGAACCGTTCGGGCGCTGGAAGGTGCAAGTCAGGAGCTTCATGGCTTCCTCCGGGGAATGGGGCGTCAGGATAGGCAGATCAGGTGTGGGTTCTCAAGGCAGGGCGGGTCAAAGGATGTCCCATGCGGGATCGTCCGCCGGAACCATAGGCTCGGGCGGCTCGTAGGGATCGTCACGCAGCAGCGGACGCCACGGGCGACTGGGCCGCTCAAGCAGGTAGACTTGGGGGACCAGTTCGGCGTCCATCATGTCAGCGATCAGTTCCATCATCTCCGGTGCCAGTTGCGCCGCCATGCCCGCGCAACGCGGGCTGGCCCGGTCAGGTTCCGATCAGAGGGAATAGCCGGACACAGCGTGTCCGGCGTATCACAGGATGTCGAACTCGTCGTCCGTGGCCGATATGTCGGGCGTGATGCGGTAGCCACCGCCATCCTTCGTGAAGGGAGGCGTCGGCGCTTCGATGATCCGCTCGGCTTCGCGCGCCACGGCGATCATGCTGTCCAGCGCAGCGGTGGTCGCCTCGGTCTCGGCGGCAGGCTTGATACGCAGGGCCATGATGCGTCCTTGCGGACCCCCGTCGCGGACGACCGTCACGCCCGGCGCACGAGCAGCCTTCTCGGCTTCGCGCTGCACTTCGTCAGACGGCCCGACAGGGATATAGCCATCTTCGTCGGCGGCATGGAGCATCACCGGATCAGGCGGCGATCCGGTCATCTCACCGAGAATGTCCCACGGGTTTGTGGCCGTCTGGTAGATCGGCGTCCCGTCAGGCCATGCGCCAAACGACAGGTCCAGATCGGAAGGACCGTCACTCCCGGCAGGCGGATCAGACGGCAACATGATGTCCACGCCAGAGCCCTCGTAGGCGCTGTCGTCCGGCGCGAGTTCTCCGGTCGCCTCGGCGCGGATCGCGGCAGCCAGCATCGGCACGACGTGCTTCCCGGCGTCGGTCAGCCGCCAGTCGAACTTGCCCTTGCGCCGGATCAGGCCGAGCACGGCGAGCAGGCGGCAATGCTTGGCCGGACGCATCACGTCGGACAGGCCGGAGGCGAGCCAGTCCTGAAACCGCTGCGGACACAGACGCGCAAGGGTGAAGCCGTCGCGCTCGCCGGAGGCCAGAGCAGCGGTGACGGCGCGCATCTCGTAAGAGCACCGCCAGTAGTCCACGTCGCCGTCACGCACGAGTTGGATCATGCCCGCACCGTCCTCGGTCATGTTGAACGGACGAAGCTGGCGACCGTCCATGTGCGACGACTTCCACGCGACGCCGGGAAGGATCGTCGTCTGCGTTAGGAAGGCGCATAGCTCGGGAGCGTATTCGACCGTGACGCGCGTCTCCGGCGTGAAGGACCGTCCTCCCTGTTTGCGCTGGGCCAGTTCGTCGAAGGCGAGTAGCAGTTCATTGGAGGGAATGAGACCATCCCCCCTCGGCGCAGGGAGCAATACCCCCAGCGCCTCGAACATGATGCCCCCCGGCAGTTTTGCGATGGGGGGTGGTCCAGACAGCCAGTCGAGGATGCCCTGCGGTAGCTCGGCCAAGACATCGGCCAAGGGAAAGAGCGGGGGAAGCGTCCGGCGGTCGCGGCTCATCGGCGGGAGCGCCTTGGCCCACGCTAGGCCGAAGGCGTTCAGCTTGAAGGCGCTCTCCGGGGGCCTGCCGTCGTTTATGCGGGAATCGGCGAGCGTTATTTGCGCCATGTTCCAGTCGGTCAGCTTGGTCTCGGACTTGGCGAACTGGCTGGTGCTGGCGGGGAGCGGATGCGGGTATTCCGCGTAGCACTCCGCAAGGGCCTGATGGGTGTAGCGGTCGAGCCGAACCCAAGCCCGGCCTTGCTTTATTTGGATCATGGACATGGTGACGGGTCTCTGATGCGGGATGTGAACCTTATTTGTTACGCGGTGTCGGGGGCCGGGTCAACAGAGGGGGTTTGGAGGGCGATTTCGGGGGTCGGAGATGGTGGTTATGCGTTTATTCTAGGGGTGCGCCAAGTCGGGCTTACAAGTAGCAGGTGACGACATTAATAGGTAGTATATGTGTGGGGTGAGATTAAATGATGCGCCCTGACATCGCTATCGGGGTTGACGGCAAAAAAGCCGATGGTGTGGTGGAAGTGTAAAAATAGTTCTCCCTATGGGACTATATTATTCTTCTCAATAAAATAAAATAAAGATAAAAGCTAAAACCGGCTGTCCTTGGCCGCAGATCGTGCTCGCAGTCCGCATCACGCCGGAAAACGCAGAAGGTGATGCAGAAAATCGGTTTCAAACCTGCGCGGAAAACGCAGAAGGTGAATCGGAAAATCGGTTTGGAGGCTAGGATCGAACGGAAAATGGTAAATCTGAATAAAAGCGGGCATCACGTTAACCTTAACACGCCGTTAACCTTAAAAAGTAGGGTTAACGCAGCATTAAGGTTAATCGGCCGGTAAGGTTAATCACACAGTAACCTTAAAAGTTAAGGTTAATCGGGTAAGGCGAAGAAGTAAGGTTAATCGGCATAAAACTGTTAACCCTACTTCGCTGTTAAGGTTAATCAGGGGTTAACATTCACGCCTTGTTAACCTGAATAGTTAAGGTTAACCCGGTTAAGCAGTCCTGTTAACGCTACCAAACATGGTTAACCGCATTAACCACCGCCGTTAATCACGTCTGTTTACGCAATCTTAACGAATCTGTGCCCATGGGGAGCCACGGTTAATGTTCCATGAATGACCGGAACATTAACCAGTCCGCAGAACGCAGCCGGAACAAAACGTAGACGTTTGCGAACTCCGATTTTTTCGACCCGTGACACCGGAGACGGCAGAAAACCGCTCCACGGGCTTAAAAACGGCCTTTCTGGGCATTCTCATTATGGGACACCTTTTCGGCGTCCTTTTTACGCCGTCCGCATCAAAAAGCGGGTTTTCGCAGTCCGCATTAGTTGACTGTTAAGCGGCGCGCGCGTAGAACCGTCATGTTAGGTCTTTGACATCGTTTATCCCTCCCGCGTCCGGCTAGTCCGGCGCGGCTTTGTGCATCCCTTCGCGGGAACTGACACAGACTAACCGGCCGCAATGACGCGGCCTGATCATCTAGGGAAACACACAGATGCAACACCGCCTTTTGACCGAAACCGCGACGTTCAAGCCGACTGCGGCCTTTGAACCGCTCGCCAAGCTCGCCAGCGTTCAACGCGACAACCGCCGCGAACGCCTCTCGACTGTCGCCCTTGCGGCCGTCGCCTTCATCGCCGCTTTCGCGGCCGTCTACATCGCCACGGGGTTCTAAGCGCCATGCAATCGCACTACTTGCTGAACATCGCCAAGCGGACGGATCAGACGCGCTTTTATGACGGCGCGCATCATCCGGTTTACGCGCACTTCGCGGCCGTCCGCCTTCCGCAGATGAAGGCGCATGAAGCGGAAGCCGTCGCCGTCGCCGAAGACTTCGCGCGCCGGTTCCCGTCGCCGGACTTCCGGCTTTCCCTGACTTACTGGGAAGGGCGCGGGTTCGGCGTCGCCTTTGAGGGTTCGGAATAATGGCAACCCTTCACGTCTGGCGAAACGGCGCTTTCCGCGCCGTCGCCTTGGCCGTCGCGTCGCCTCTTGAGGCGTCGCAGGCTTCGCGCGCCGTTCGCGGCGCTTTCGTCGCGTGGCGAGATCGGAACGGCTGGCGGTTCTACCGCAACGGCCGCCGCATCGCCGTCTAACCCTTCACACAACCGGAACCGCGAAAGGAAACCGGACCATGAGCAAGAGCTTTCATTCCCGCCTTCGGGACGCGCTAGACGACGCGCATTGCGGCGAAGGCCGCTTGAGCACGGTTGAGCACTATCGGCTTAAGCGCGCCATGCGCGAAGCCAATATGCGCGGCCGTCAGTTTCAGGACGCCGAAGAACTCGCCGAGTTCATCGCAGGCGGGAGGCGCTTTCAATGAGGCGCGTCGGAACCTTGGCGGAGGAATACCGCCGCAACCGTCAAACCGGCGCTTCCGCGCTTACCGCCTATCAATGGGCGAAGTCCGCGCGCGAAACGTCCGCGTTCTGGTATCGCGCCGAAGGCGTCAGCAAATACAAAACCAGCTTTTGCAACGCGGACGGCGCGGAAGTTTGGGAGATCGAAAGCAAGTCCGGCGCTATCCGCGCGGAAATCGCCATCATGCCGGATTATGACGGCGGGTTAGACTTCGATCACGGAACGGAAGATTACGCGAGCTTCCGCCGTTACTTCCGCGAAACTGCCAAACTGGGCAAACACGCGGCGCACGTCGCGGCCGTCAAAGCCTTGCGGCAGTATGAAGAAGACCAGAAAGGCGAGAACAACGGCAGTTGCTACGGCGTCGCCGTCCGCGTCTTTCACAACGTCCCGCGCTTAGAGGCTGGCGAGCCGATAGGCGAGGACTCGCTTTGGGGTATCTGCGTCAACGACGACGCGGAAGGCGAGCGTTATCTTTGGGAATGCGCCGCCCAAGTCTACGCCGAAGCAACTAGCGGCCTTTGCCGCAAGATCAGGGACGCGCGCCGCGAAGCGTTCCGCGCCATCATGGCGGAAGCCTTCGCGGCTAACTTCGCCGTCTAACCCTTCACACAGTCGAGACAGACAAGGAAACAAGCCAATGGCTAAGGTCTTCAATAACAGCATGGTCGCGCACGTTTGGGCGCAAGGCGAACAGCCGTCCGGCCGTTCGCATAACGGCAACTTCTACTTTGACGGCCGTATCCTCTACTCATACGGAAGTCACTTCGCGGTTGGCGTCCGCATGAACAACGCGCAAGCCGTCCTGAACTCGGATAGCTATTCGATCAGCACGACGGGAATGCAAAGCGACGCCAGCCGCGCGACTATCCATTTCGAGACAGTCCGCGTTCCGAAGCTACAGGACATCGCGCGAGACCTTTCTTACATCGCCAATAACGGCGTGAAGGGCGGCCGAAGCGCGGACGCCGTGGCGGCCGTCATCCGGCATATCGAAACTCACGCGGCGGCGCTGCAATACAGGGCGCGCGGCGCTTGGGATTACAGCAAGTCGGAATATCCCGAAGCTGGCGAGGCGACGGCGGCCGAAACGCTCTTGCGGTTCTGCGGCATTCCGAAGGCGCGAGCCGCAGCCGCGATCAAGCGCGGACTGGCGAGCGCCGAAAAGCGCGCCAAGGCGGAAGCGGCTGATCAGCGGAAGCGCGACAAGGCGGAAGCCGTCGCCTTCGCGGACATGACGCCGAATGAGTTTGACGCGGTTATGGAGCGGCGTTTTCACGTCCGGCCGTTCAACGGCAACCGTTCAAACGACATCTATCAGGCGGAGGCTTTGCAGCGCGTCAGCAAGGCGCTTTTCCGCATGATCAAAACGGCGAAGGCGGAAAAGCTATCCGCCGCGCGCCTTGGCCGTTTGAAGGCGCATCGCGCGGGAGTTCTCGCCACGCTCAAAGCCTATAACGACGACGCGGCGGAATACGTCGCGCGGCAACACGCCGAACGCTTCGCCAACTGGGAAGCGCGCTACACGGCCGCGAAGGATGACGCCGAACGGCTCGCCGTCTGGCGGACAAACGGCGTCAGTTCGGCCGCCTATGCGGAAGGCTCGCCAGAGCGCGCCAAGCTAGAAGCGGCGGAAGCCGAAGGGCGCGCGCTGGATAGCGCCGACAGAATGGCGAAGGAACGCGAGCAACGCGAAGCGTGGTTGCGTGGCGAGGGTCCGGCGCGCGTGTATCTGTCGGGACCGAACGGGACGGCGCTAGTTCGCCGCTCGCCAGACGGCGAACGGCTGGAAACGTCGCAGGGCGCGGACGTGCCTTGGGATCACGCCGTCAAAGCCTTCCGCTTCATCCGTCTGTGTGTGGAGCGCGGCGAAGGCTTCAAGAGCAACGGCCGAACCGTCCGCGTCGGTCACTTCCGCGTGGATGAGATCACGGCGGAAGGCGACATGCGCGCCGGTTGCCATCGCTTCTCTTGGGAAGCCATGCGCGAGCTTGCGGAGCGTGAAGGCGTCTTTGAGCTTCCGCCGTCTGCGGAGGCAGTCGAGACGCGCGAAGGCGTCGCGCATTGAACGTCTGTGACAACGCCAGACGCGACGCGCATCTAATGGCGAGGCGGGAACGTGACCGCCTCGCCATGCAAGCGACGCTTAAGCAGGCAAGGGCGGCCGTCCTAAGCAGCCGTCAGAACGCAGGGGTTAAGGGCGGGTTAATCGGCCTAGCCGTTGCGGTCATAACGTGGCCTTTTAGTCACATGAAGCAGTAAGCCAGTAGAGGCAGAGTAGAGCGCAAGTAATCGCAGCCAATGAGCGAAGCGGTTACTTGCGTTCATCTGTTCAATGTCAGTTGAGCACAAGTAAGAGGGAAGATGAGCCAAGCATTCAAAACCCGAATCCCCCAATGGCACAGTAGAGCGGGGTTCGGCCGGGCTCGACAGCGAATGTGTCTACGCAACCCGTAAAATAGTTCAAAAAGGATCGCCAAAAGTGCAAAACAAGGCAGTCCTGAATAAAAAGCATGTGTTCGCTGTATTTTAATCGCAGAATGCCCCAAATCGCCCTAATAGACCGCCTTCGAGCGCAGATTTTTCAGAAATAGGAGCCGAAAAAGCTCCAAATGCGCCAATCTGAATAAAATCCCCGCCTTGCCCGGCCCAAATCGCCTTGACGCCGCAGCGTCCGGCAAGCATTTTCGGCGCATGTCCGCTCTCGCCCTCCAATCCGACGACTACATGCGCGTCGAACCGCTCGGCCCCGCCGAGAAGGCGGAGATCGTAGACGCGCTCTACAAGCACTTCTCGATGCAGAAGGTCGTCGAAGCCACAGGCTACGATCTGCGGCGGATTATGACCGCCATCGACGAAGACCCGGAGTTCTCGAACGCCATGGCGCTCGCCGAACGGCACCTGTCGGTGATCGGTGAGGACGAGCTTAAGCGCCGCGCGATCCACGGGGTCGATAGCGTCGTGGTCGCCAACGGCCGCGTCGTCTATCAGGTCGTGGACGGCGTTCGCCGCCCGATGGTCGAGACCAAATACAGCGACGCGCTGCTCAAGACCTATCTCGAAGCCAACCGGCGCGACAAGTTCGGTGCCAAGCTCGAAGTGACCACCACGCACAAGGGCGTCATCGCCCTGCCTGCGTTCTCGCCCGAGATGATGCAGCTTCTCTTGGCCGATGCCAGAGGGGAGCGCGTCGAACTGATCGTGGATCAGGAGATGGACGCCGAGGACAAGCCGGAAGTGATCGACGCCGAATACAGCGTCGTCGGGGAAGCCGCCAACACGGACGCCGAGTTCGAGCGCGCCGATGATGAGACGATCCGTCAGCGCGTCCGGGAGATGACCCGCGAGACGGTCCCGGAGTCGGCCACGGAAGACGGCTTCGACATCCTGTGAAAATCCGGGTCTCGCCAGAGCTATACGCCGCCTATCAGGCTGCGAAGAAGGCGTTCGACAACGCCGCGTGGCGTCCAAACAGCGTCGCCCAGTGCCTCGCCATCAACTGTCAGGAGCCCGAGCTACTGCTTGAGGGCAACCGAGGCGGCGGCAAGACGATCACGCTGCTGATGACCTACGCCGTCTACGTCGATAAGGGGTTCGGCGCGGCGTGGCGCGGGATCATCTTCCGTAACACCTACAAGGCGCTGGAAGACATCATCAACCAGTCCAAAAAAGTGTTCTGGCGCATCTGGCCTGACGCGACCTTCAACGAGACGGAGCGTCTGTGGCGCTTCCCGAACGGTGAAAGCCTCAAGTTCTCGCAGTTCGCAACTCCCGACGACTATAACACATGGCACGGTCAGGAGTTTCCCTTCATCGGATGGGAAGAACTGACGAACTATCCGACCGACGCCTGCTATCGGTCGATGATGTCGTGTAACCGCTCTAGCTCGCCGGGCATTCCGAAGATCATCCGCGCGACGACCAACCCGTCCGGTCCCGGCAAGCGGTGGGTGAAGAACCGCTGGCAACTGCCGACCATGCGGAACCAGTGTCTCGTCGATCTCAAGGACGAGGACGGTTACGAAGTCCCGAACAGGATGTCTCTGCACTTCAAGTTCGAGGACAACCTTGATCTGGTGCGCGTGGACCCGAAATACATGTCGCGGGTGCGGCAGTCGGCGGCGAACGCCGAAATCCGCAAGGCGTGGGTGGAAGGCGACTGGAACTCGAAGTCGGGCGGGTTCTTCGACGAGTGCTTCGAGCCGTCGATCCACATGATCCCGAAGTTCGTCATCCCGGAGGGCTGGAAGCTGTTCCGGGCTCTCGACTGGGGCTACAACGCGCCCTACAGCTACGGCGTCTACGCCGAGTGCCCGGAAACCACCATCGTCGATCTCGAACCCGAGCGGAAGATCATCAACGGCGTCGCGCACGACATCCCGCGCCAGATGTTGTTCATCAGGGGCGACATCGTGCGGGTGTTCGAGGACTACGGCTGGGTGCCGACCAGTGGTCAGAACAAAGGCGTCCGGTTGTCACCGGCAGCGGCGGCCGAACGGTTCAAGATGCTCGAAATGAAGTGGGGCATCCATAAGCTGATCAAGGGCGGCGTCGCCGGGGTCGATCTCTGGAACACGCAGACCGACGACAACGCCCCGATCCACCAGTTCGAGCTACGCGATCTCGACATGGACAAGGCAGACGTGAGCCGGGGTAGCCGGAAAGGCGGCCTGATGACGCTCGTCTCCTACCTAGAGAACGCGGTGCCCAAGGCAGTAGACGGGATGCGTCTTCCGAGGGAGAACCCGGCGCTGTTCTTCATCGAAGCCAACAACGCGCAGGCTCTACGCATCCTCTCCGAGATCACACCCGACCCGGAGAACCCCGATGACTTCCACAAGGACGCGGAAGACCATATCATCGACGAAATCCGCTACATTCTGTCCCGGCGGGACCAGTCGGTCAGGCAGCATCACGCCTGATCAGCGTGACGGCGGCTTGAAAACCCATCCACCCCTCGCGTAGGCTCCCCGCCCATGGCCCGACAACCCAAGTCCGTCGTAGACAATGCCCGGAGGCAGGCCCGCCAGACCAAGGCGGCGCTGGACCCCTCCACGCCTTCGCTCGACTACAAGGCGCTGCAAGGCGACTGGAACCTGATCTCGACGGTGCTGGGCGGCACGAAGTCGATGCGCGCGGCCGGGAAGTCCCTGCTGCCGCAGCACGAAGGCGAGAGCGATCTGCGCTACAAGGATCGCCTGAACAGCGCCACCTTCACGAACTACACGGCGCTGACGCTCGATCACTGGTGCGGCAAGCCGTTCTCGAAGCCCGCCGTCATCTCGAAGGACAGCGACCCCGACATCATCAAACTAGCGGCCGACATCGACCTGTGTGGCTCCGAACTGACGGTGGTCCTGAAAGACTGGTTCACGAAGGGCATGGCGAAGCGCCGTGCCTACTGCCTCGTCGAGTATCCGAAGGTGCCGGATCACATTCGGGCTCGCGGCGTGACCTTGGCCGACGAACAGCGTCTCAATCTGCGCCCTTACTGGGTGATCATCCCGGCGGAGGCGATGATCGCGCCCCGCAAGGAGCGGGTGAACGGCGAAGACATCTTCACGAACGTCCGCTTCTACGACAACGAGACCTACTACGACGGTTTCGAGGAAAAGGTGCGGGTCCGCATCCGCGAGATCGAACGTGCGGTCCTCGAACGCGACGAGTTCGGCGACGAAGTGAGCGTCGTCGTGCGGACGCGCCTTCACGTCAAGAAGGATCGCAACGAGTGGGACACGAAGGACTGGGAAACGGTCGATGCGCCGGATAACCTGATCACGCTCGTCGAGTTCGACACCGGCAAGCTCGAACTGCTCGATCTCGCCTACCTGAACATCACGCACTGGCAGTCGGCGTCGGATCAACGCAACTGCCTGACCACCGCGCGCTTCCCGATCCTCGCGGCCAAGGGCGTCGCGGCGGATACGGTCGTGACCATCGGCCCCTACGCCTTCCTCGCGTCGAAGGACTCGAACAGCGAGTTCTACTACGTCGAGCACGGAGGCGCGGCGCTGGACGCCGGGCAGACCGATCTCGACAAGCTCACCGAAGACATGGCGCTCTACGGGGCGGAGATGCTGAAACAGCGTCCCGACCGGGAGACCGCAACATCTCGGGTTCTGGACCAAGCAGAAAACACAGCCCCCTTGCAGGTGCATGTGTTCAACTTCATCAGCGCCGTCAACATGGCGCTGTATTACACCGCTCGTTGGCTGGACAAGCCCGAGAACACGGTGGCGCGCATCGAGATGGATACTGACTTTGCGCTGTCGGCGGAAGCGACGCAAAAAGTCGATCACTTGAAGGAACTTCGCAAGTCGGGGGACATTTCACGCAAGCAACTTCTCACTGGCATGAAAGAGGCCAAGGCTCTGCCCGACAGCTTCGACATCACCGCCAATGAGTCGGAGCTTGACGCGGAAGCCGATGCCAAGGCCACAAAGGCGGCGGACGCGGCGAAGAAGCTGGCAGCCGCCAGTCCACCCAAACCCGCTCCGGGTAGTCCGGGCGGGAAGACCCCGGAGAAAGACCAATGAACAAGACCCCCTACGTCGGCATGACTGTCGTCGTCCATGATCGCGGCCGTCCGCAGGCCGGGCGCGATGTCCACCCCGCCATCATCACGCAGGTCGTGAACGAAGGTGCGGGCACCATCGCCGTCCGCGTCCTGCCCGAACAGGGCGTGGACTACCCGATCAAGGCCATCAACTACATGCACGGCGACGCCTACATGGAGGGCCTGTCGTGGCGCTGGCCCGAAGACCCGTCCAAGGTCCAGACCGGCGCTGGCGAGGCCCGCACCCCGGCTCCGCAGGACGTGGCGGCCCCGACGCCGGGCGACCACGAGCCCCGCACCGTCGCCGGGAAGGAAGTCGCCAAGCCGGGCGACGCTCCGCAGGCCGGTCAGTCCAGCGACGTGACGGGCGAAGGCTCGCTCGCGGCGCAGGACGGCAACGCCGACGCGGCGGAAGGGGAGGGCGGCGACGATCCGTTCGCCAACCTGACCGACACCCCGCAGGACGGCAAGAAGCCCGCTGACGGTGCCGACAGCGCCTCGGTCGCCAACGCGGCCGGGAACGTCGCCGACACCGCCGCCGGAGCCGACGCCAACACGTCCGACGCGACGAAGGGCAGCCTGACGGCCGCCTCGGAAGGCGCGCAGAAGGCGGGCGACAAGGCCGCCGACAAGAAGGACGACGGCAAGAAGGCCAAGTAAGCGTCTCGGAAGGCCGTCCCGGTTAGCGCCGGGACGGCCGACCACCCTCACGAGGACATCACCATGGACCGTCTGGTTCGCATCATCTTTCTCATCGTTCTTCTCGCCGTCATCGCCCTGTGTATCTGGCTACCGTCGCTGCTGCCGATGAACTGGCGCGCGGTCATCGGGTGGATCACGCTGTCCGGGGTCGGTATCGCGGCGGTGATCCTTCTCGTCGCGTGGAGCTACGCGACAGCCATGCGGTCATAGGAGCCGACCATGAACCTGAACCCATTCGCAAACTGGAAAGCCCCCGGCGCGGCGAACGCCGTCCCCGGTGAAGGCCAGAAGGTCAATCCGGCCGCGCCGTTCGCAGCGGCCTATTGGATCGCGTGGGCGCTGCTGCAAGTCGGCACCCGTGAGATCGTCGGCCCGCGCCACTCCCCCGTCATCATGGGCTGGATCAGGGAACTCGGCGCGAAGGCGCTGGGCATTCAGGTCAACGACGACGAGACGCCGTGGTGCGGCACATTCGCCGCCATGGTGATGAAGATGGCGAGGCTGTCCATTCCGGCCATCGCCGTGAGAGCGTCCCAGTGGGGCAGGGCTGGAAACTGGGGCCGCGAACTGCTGGCACCGCGTCCGGGCTGCATCATGGTCTTCACGCGCAACGGCGGCGGTCACGTCGGCTTCTACATGGGGGAGACCCGGACGCACTTCCGCATTCTCGGCGGCAATCAGTCCAACAGCGTCAGCGAGACGTGGATCGCCAAGGATCGCTTGGCCGAAGGTGGGATGCGCTGGCCCAAGGGTGTGCCCCTGCCCGCCGCGCATCGCATCCATCTCAAGAGCGACGGCAAGCCCGCTTCGACCAACGAAGCGTAAAAGCCCTCTCGACAGATGCGGCCCTAGTCGTCTAGGGTCGCATCACTTCATTCACCACCCCCGTTACGCACGGTTCAGATCAGGGTAAGCACTCCCCATGGAAGACTTCTACTTCGAGGACAACGCGGAACTCCCGGAGGCGGAGTTCGAGAGCAAAGTCCCGGCGGACTTCCGCTTCGCCTACACGAAGGGCGACGGCGGCACCTACAAGCTGAACGACCAATACGCCGCCGCCGCCAAGCTGATCGACGGCCGGGGTCGGACGCTCAAGCAGGCGAAGGCCACGAACCAGTCGGTCGGCCTCGAAAGCAAGCAGCGCCGCGAAACCCTCGAAAAGTGGGCCGCCGAGACCGGCTTCGAGTCGCCGGAAGCGGCGAAGGAAGCCATCGCCGCCATGCAGGAGAAGATCAACTCCAAGTCGGCGATCAAGCCGGAGGAAGTTCGCGCCGCCATCGAGAAGGAGTTCACCGGCAAGCTCGAAGCGTCCGAGAAGAAGGCGGAAGCCATGTTCTCGACGCTGGAAAAGCACCTGCGCGACAAGGACGCCCTGTCGGCCATCGCCGAGCACAAGGGCAACGCGAAGCTGCTGATGCCGCTGATCCTCGCGCAGACCAAGGTCGTGCAGGACGAAGACACCGGGGAGTATTTCACCGCTGTCCTGAACGCGAAGGGCGAAGTCCGCGCCGGAGCGGACGGCGGCCCGCTGTCCATCAGCAAGCTCGTCGCCGAGATGAAGGAAGACAAGGACTTGGCGTCCGCCTTCGAGGGCTCGCAGAAGAACGGTGGCGGCACCGATCCGAAGCAGCAGCAACAGCGCGGCCCGCATCAGCCGACCAACCAGCAGCGTCGGGAAGGCGGCGAAGATCGCGCCCAGCGCGGCATCAGCAAGATCAGCGCGGGGCTCGCGCAACGCCGCTGATCGAGGCTTGACGGCAAAATCGTTAACGAGCCGACTTGAAAACGGCCGTTAACCATGACAAGGATCAGGGCGCGCTCACAACGCGCCCTGTTTCGTTTCCGGGGGGATACCCGGCGCAGGGAGCGGGACGGCACGGGGGGATACCCGGCATGTCCACAAGAGCGGTGAAAACCCCTTTCTGTGGAGACATCCCATGGCGTCCGTGACGCTCGAAGAAGCCGGTAAGCTGGCGGAAGACCAACTCGTTCAAGGCGTGATCGAGGAAATCATCGACTCGAACCCCATGTTCGAGATTTTCCCGTTCGAGGGCATCGACGGCAACTCGCTGGCCTTCAACCGCGAGAACACGCTGGGCGACGTGCAGGTGCTCGGCGTCGGCGGCACCATCACCGCCAAGAACCCCGCGACGTTCACCCGCGTCAACGCCAACCTGACCACGATCCTCGGCGACGCCGAAGTCAACGGCCTCATTCAGGCCACCCGGTCGGGCAACGTGGACCAGAAGGCGCAGCAGATCGCGTCCAAGGCCAAGTCGGCGGCCCGCAAGTATCAGGACATGATGATCAACGGCACCGGCGTCGGTGACGAGTTCGTCGGCCTGCGCGGTCTGGTCGCCAACAGCCAGAAGGTCAACGCCAAGACGGCGGGCGACGACACGAACGGCGGCGTCCTGACGTTCGAGCTTCTCGACGAACTGCTGGACATGATCAAGGACAAGGACAGCCGTCCCGACTTCCTGATGATGTCGGCGCGTGAACGCCGTCGCGTTCAGCAACTCCTGCGCGCCATGGGCGGTGCGTCTCCGGCCGATGTCTACACGATGCCGTCCGGCGAGCAGATCATCGCCTACAACAACGTCCCCATCTTCATCAACGACTACATCCCGACGAACCTGACGCGCGGCAACCGTTCGGACGCCTCGGTCATCTTCGCCGGGACGTGGGACGACGGCTCGCTGACCCACGGCATCTCGGGCCTGACCGCCCGGAACGCGGCGGGCATCAGCATCGTGGAAGTCGGCCAGTCCGAGACCAAGGACGAGGAAATCACCCGCGTCCGCTGGTATTGCGGGATGGCGAACTTCTCGCAGAAGGGCCTCGCCATGCTGCAATACGTCGTGCCGCCGACCAGCTAAGGCGGCTTGCGCCCACGGCGGGTCTGGCCCTATGGTCAGGCCCGCCGCTCGGGCGTTCTTTCGCGTTCGTGTAGGCTTTCAACCAACCCTCATTGAGAGAGGCACCAGAGATGGCCCTGTTCAAAGTGGTTCTGCAAAGCGGAGCCTTCACGACGCTGGGCGGCAACAACGCCATGATCGTCGAAGCGGACAACGCCGCCGACGCCAAGGCCGCCGCCATGAACTATTCCGGCGACGACGCCGCCCCGTGGGATCAGGCGGTCGCCACCGAGATCACCCCCGACGCCACCTTCGCCGGGCTCCGGCTCGAAGTCCGCATCACGGCGGATGCGGACAACGGCTTCGACGAAGACGTGGTGATCGACTACACCGTGCCGGAAGGCGCGTCCGCCGATACCGTCGATGAGATCGGCGCGCTGCTGGTGGCGGAGATGAACGCTCACGCCGATCTGGCGGGCGTCACCTACACGTCGGGCTCCGACACCGTGACCATCGTGGAGGCCAACAACGTCGGCCTGTCCGCAATCTCCGCCAAGGTCTACGCGACCGGCGCGGCCGGTGAATACGAAGTCACCGGCATGGCCCCCACGGTCGGCGCGGTCGGTCTCGACGCCTCGTCGGATCGCACCATCGTCCTGACCCCGCTGGGCAACGGCCGTCCGGTCGTCGTCACCGGCTACAAGACGGGCATCTGATACTGCCCATGAAAGCCGAGAACCAATCCATGCTGATCGCGGAAGCGCAAGGTCAGCAGACAATCCAAGCCCTGTTCATGCAGACCGGGCCGAAGGAACAGGGCGTCATTCTCAACTGCCAGTTCGAGCGCGACCCGGAAGACGGCAAGCTCTACTACGTCTTCACCGGGACGGCCGATCACTACATGCAGTTCCGGTCGCTGATGGCCGACTACGCCGTCCGGCCGGTCCACGAGATCGAGGGCCACCGCCTGAACCCGAAGACGCACGAGGCCGCCGCCCAAGAAGCGGGCGAGGCCGCGCCGGTCGTGGACACCGCCCCGGCGGAGTCGAAGTCGGCGGCCGACACGGGCGACAACCCGCCGGAGCTTTCCGCCACCGAAGGCGAGATCGTCCGGCCCGAAGGAGACGCCGATGTCGCATCGGTTCACAGTCCCGGCCAACCTGCCGACAGCGGGCAATCCTCGCCCGCTCCGGGTGGTGAAGCCAGCGGGGCCAGCGCCGGGGATCACGCTGATGACCGGAGCGGACATGCTGGGGAACCCGGAGCTTCGGATCGGGGTGCCGGGGGAGAAGCCGCCGCCGCGAACGGTGCTGGCACCGTCAGCGGAGAAGTGAAGCCGGGCTCGGCGAGCGATCCGTTCGCTGACCTTTAACGCAGTCCTGAACACAGAGGGAGAAGGCCGATGGCCTCGCTGATCTACAACAAGGCCATCGACGCGCTGGTTCGCGCAGGCATCAACTTCGCGTCGGACACCTTCAAGGTGATGCTGGTCACGTCCAGCTACACGCCGAACAAGGACACCCACGAGGATCGCGCCGACGTGACCAACGAAGTCACCGGCACCGGCTACACCGCCGGGGGCGTCGCCACGACTCCGACGATCACGCTGGACACGACCAACGACCGGGTGGACATCACCTTCTCGAACGTCTCGTGGGCCTCGGCGACCATCACCGCTCGGGCGGCCGTGATCTACAAGTCCACGGGCACCGCCGCGAACGACACCCTGATCGCCTATGTGGACTTCGGCAGCGACGTGTCCTCGACCAACGCCGCCTTCGCCGTCACCTTCTCGTCGGCGCTGCGGTTCCAGAACTGATCTAGCTTTCTCGGTTCCGGCCGGGATACGATGAAGGCGGGTAGGCTCCAATCGGGCTTGCCCGCCTTTTTCATTCACGCATCAGCATAGGGAGAGCATCATGGCGGACTTGCCTGACGGCGATACGACGCTCTCCTATACCGGCTCGGCAGTCGAATACGACATCACCGAAGACGGCTTCATTCATTTCAAGCTGTGGGGCGGCGCTGGCGCAGGCGGCGGGTTTTTTAGCGCCACCAGTGCGAACGCCTCGAAGGGCGGAGGCGGCGGGTTTGTCAGAGGCAAGCTCGAAGTCCAAGCTGGCGATGTCGTCAAAATCGAAGTCGGGCAAGGCGGTCAAAAAGGCAACGGCAACGCGCAGGCATTCGGCAGCGTCAACGGCGACGCGGGCTTGGGTGGTTGGCCGGATGGCGGCAATGGTGGCAGCAACCCCTACTCCGTAAATGGCGGTGGCGGCGGATCGACCCGCCTCTACATCAACAACGTCCTGATGGCGGCCGCAGGTGGCGGTGGCGGATCGGGCGGGGTGGATGGTCGCGGTCCCGGCGCGGGCGGCGGCCTCAACGGCGCTGATGGTCAAGACCCTACAAACACCGGCTGCGGCACGGGTGGCTCGCAGTTGGCGGGCGGCGTCAATGGTTTCGCTCCGGCGACCACGAACTATCATGGCGCGTCGCTTGACGGAGGCAACGGCTGGCCCTCTGGCGTGTCGTCGATCTCGACCAGCAGCGACGCAACCGGCGGCGGTGGTGGGGGCGGCTATTATGGCGGTGGTGGCGGCGGCCGTGCCGGGGGATATTGTTCGAGCGGCGGTGGCGGCTCTAGCTACGCGGACGCTTCGGCTACGGACGTTGTTCACGAGCAAGGATCGCTGCACCTAGCGGGAGGCAATACCGACCCGGACTATGCAGCCGGGATCGGTGTCGGCGGCACGACATCGACGGTAACAACGTCGATCACGGCAGGCGGCAACGGTCGCGCTGTCCTTGAGTTCGCCAAGCCGCTCGACGTTTCAGAGCCGGTAGTGATTGGCTACTCGGGCGCTGCCGAAGTTTACGAAGTCCTCGAAGACGGCTTCCTTGAGATCAAGTCGTGGGGCGCTGGCGGCGGTGGCGGTATCGTTCACAGCAGCATTCAGACGACGGGCTATCGCACGGGCGGCGGCGGGTATGCGCGCGGCGTCCTGCCGGTGTCGGCAGGCGACATCATCCGCGTCGAAGTCGGGCAAGGTGGACGCCGCGCCGAGAGTGAGACGACAGGATCGGCAGGCGGTTGGCCGGATGGCGGGCGAGGCACCCAAGGCGCGTCTGGCGCTGGCGGGAACTTCTACCGTGGCGGCGGTGGCGGGGGCTCGTCGCGGGTCTACCTGAACGACGTGCTGATCCTCGTCGCTGGGGCCTCCGGGGGCGGCTGCCGGGGCTATGGCGGCGCTGGTGGGGGTGAGACTGGCGGGACGGCCTTCGGCGGGGCCACAGGCGGCTCCCAGTCGGCCGGGGGATCGGTCGGCGGGGCCTTCCTGCGCGGCGCTGACGCTCCGATTGCGCCGACGACCGGGGCAAGCTCGGGCGGCGGTGGGGGCGGCTACTATGGCGGCGGCTACGACGGTGACGATACGAACGTCAACGGTGGCGGTGGCGGGTCCAGCTATCGCAACACTTCGGTCGCTGCCTTCGGCGAAGTGGCCCAAGGCACGAATGGTAGCGCAGGCACGGCCGCGAAGACGGATGACCCGGATTACGTCGCCAACGCCGGTCGCGGTGGTCAGACCTATGCGGGTCCGGCGACAACGACGCACGGTGATAACGGCCTTGTCGTCATCCGTGGAAACGACGGTGCAGACTATGCGCTCGTTCAGGAAGAACAGACTGGCATCGCCGCCACGGGAGCCTCGCAAGAGTGGGTGATCCCCGCGAATGGCGTGTTCAAGGCGGACATGTGGGGCGCAGGCGGTGGCGGAGCTTACTCCGGCCTCGTCGGGGGTCCATATCCACCCGGCGGCGCAGGCGGTCATACCTACGTCGAAGTGCCGGTGCTCGAAGGCGACGTGTTGCGCGTCGATGTCGGCAAGGGCGGTCTGCGCGGTCGCCAGCCGAACAATCCAGCGGGAGGCGGTTGGCCGGATGGCGGCAGCGCCGGGAGCAACACGAGCAGTTCGTCCGCCTGCGGATCGGGCGGTGGTTCGACGCGCATCTTCGTCAATGACATCCTCGTCGCTGTCGCTGGCGGCGGTGGAGGCGGCGGCATTCCGGGTCGCGGCGCGACGCCGGGCGCAGGTGGCGGCGAGAGCGGCACAACGTCAGTCGATAGTTCGTCGGCCGTCAATGCGGCCACGGGCGGATCGCAGTCTGCCGGGGGCGTCAATGTCTCCTACCCGACCGACGCGGGTTATCAGGGCGGATACCTTCAAGGCGGCAACGGTCGTCCGGCCGGGATCGCGGTCGGCACCGAAGACAGCCGTAACGCGGCGGGAGGCGGCGGAGGCTACTATGGGGGTGGCGGTGCTGGCCTGACCGGCAGCTACTTCCGCGCTGGCGGTGGCGGCTCGGGCTATGTTCAAGACGGGCTTGCCGGGGAAACGACGGCAGGCTCGGCGGGAGTTCCGCCAGAGACCAGCAACCCGAACTACCCCGGCGGCAACGTCGGTTACGGAGGCAACGGCACTGGCTCGCTGGGCACTGTCCAGAACGGCTACGACGGGTTTGTCAGCTACTACTATGAACCGCTGTCCTACGTCGTTGGCGAGATCGGCACGGTCACGCGCAGCGGCGTCATCGACGCCACGGTTACAGGCGCGGTGGACAAGTCCGCCGACATCGGCACGGTGGCGATCTCTGCAATCACCGGGATCGGTGATGGCGGAACGGTCGTCAACGCGCTGCTGGGGCCTATCGAAGTCGCCATCACCGCGCCTATCGGTGTCGGCCGAGTGCAGAACGGGTGGGAAGGAGACTTGCCCGGCCCGGTGACGATCACGGCCCCCTCCGCCATCGCCGATACGGCCGTGTATGCGATTGGCGGAATCGGCACCATCACGATCCTGTCCCTGATCGAAGGCGCTCCCGAACAGGAAGCCAACGTCGTCCTTGATCTCGTCTTCGAGTTCGACGGCGGGGTGGAGATCACGACGGAACTGGAAGCGTCGGCGACGGGGCTGGCGGCGCTCGACGGCAGCTTTGGCGATGCCGTTGTCATCGCGCCGGTCAACGGCTTCTATTCGTCGGAAGACCAAGACACCGAAGTCGAGTTCGGCGGTGAGATCGTCGTCGTGCCGCTGGAAGGCTACGCGGCGCAAGCCATCGTCGAGCCCGAGCTTCCCCACGCCTTCACCACCGAGAGCCTGCTTGAGGCGTCGGCGACCGGCGCGGCTGCGATCTCGGCGCGCATCAGCTTCATCCCGGAGAACGGGCAAGGCGGGGGCGTCGGGATCGGCAAGATCGAAGCGACGCCTTCGACGCCGGACATGGAGACCAGCGGAGATGTCGGTCGTGTCTCTATCGACCCGATCCTCGGCGTTGGTCTGTCCGGCGACGACGTGGTGCTGGCGGTCGGTATCATGCCGGATCGCGTGTCGCTAGAATGGACGAACACGAACGACAATCAGGCAACCGGGCAGGGGGCGGCTTTCGCTGTCCTGAACGCTGGCGGAAGCTCGAACCCGGCTGACAACTATCTGTTCCGCGTCTGGCGAAACACGAACATCGACGGGTCTGCGGTCGGCGCAGCAGATGTCACCGCCGACATCACCGCGACTGTCACCTTCGCGTCGCCTCAAGGCGTCACGGTTCGCGGGCAGAGCATCCTTGCCCCCATCGGAACGATCTTCGTTCGTCGGACCCTTGGCGGAGCCGGTGATGACCCGGCATTCGAGGGCGACGCGCTGGCGGGTGCTGATCTGGTTGACATGCCGGTCATCATCACGCCGCCGGAGAGCGAATACGGCGTCGAAGGCGAGGCGACCGGGCAAGGCCAACTGACCATCGTGATCCTGCCGCCGGAGGGCTCGGCGGACGTGGGGCAGGAGATCGGCTTCGATCTGCCCGGCCCCATCGTCCTGACGGCCCCGGAGGGCGCTGGCTGGACCGTGGACGCCGAGTCCACCGCCGAAGCGGACCTGACGGCCGTCGTGACCCTGCTGCCGCCCGAGGCGCAGCCCACGATCAGCCTGACGGTCGCCCTGCCCGGCCCCGTGGCCGTTTCCCCGGTGACGACGGCCTTCCGGGTGATCGCTACGGCCGGGACGGCGTTGTTCGTTCGGCAGGTGAGCGGCGAGGCCGTTTTCCGCCGAGTTGAAAACGCAGTCGCGGTCGTAGAGGATAGGATCGAAAGAACTGCCGTCATCCGGGGCTGATCCGTGGCTGATCTCACCAGCGTTCCTACTCAAATCGACTTCACGATGCCGTCCGGCGACAGCCGCACGATCAAGGTCAAGTGCATCGGTTCGGATAAGTCGCCGTTCTCGTTGGCGGAAGCCAATCAGATCAGGTGGCAGATCGCGCGCTCGGTGCGCGGTCCTGCGATGCTGTCGAAAGACCTGTCCGAAGGCGTCGAGATCGTGCAGGATGGCGACGACTGGTATATTCAGGTGGAGATCGACCCGGCTGACACCGAAGGCATGAAGGGCGACTACTATCACGAGTGCGAAGTGCGTTTCACGGATGGCGCAGTTCTCACTCCATTCGCGGGCGTCGTGACGGTCGTGGAAGACTTGGTGAGGGACACCTAATGGCGATCACGCTTCGCATCCAGAACGACACCGGCCGCACCGAGAACGCGAACAGCTACATCGACGTGGAGTGGTTTCAGGAGTATGCCGCCGAGAGCGGCTACGATGTCGAAGGCACGTTCGACGACGAGGAAGATCAGAAGGTTCATCTCGTCCGCGCCTTCCGCTACATGAACACCCGGTTCAACTACAAGGGCGAGATGACTGCCTACGATCAGTCGTCCGCTTTCCCGCGCTACAACCTGACGGATCGCAACGGCTACCTGATCTCCGGCGTCCCGCTCGCCGCCAAGCAGGCGCAGGCCGAGTATGCGTGGCTGTCGAAGACGCTGGACGGCGGCCTGAACCCGACCCCGACGCGGGACGCAACCGGCGCTCGCATTACGCAGGTGAGCGAACGGGTCGGGCCGATCAGCGAGAGCAAGTCGTTCGCCAGTGGCGGGGCCTTCGAGATGCCGGAGTATCCGGTGCCTGACGGCATCCTTCGCGCTGCCGGGTTCATCGTGACCGGCGGAACCATCATTCGGGGATAGTAGTGTCGGAATACAGTTCCGCCATCGACCTAGCTGCCCGTCTGATCATCAAGAAGGGCCGCGAAGTCATCTTCCGTCACAAGGTGGCGGCACCGACCGATGGAACGCCATCGGGGGCGGACGATGAGCCGTGGAACAAGGCTGACCCTAGCTGGCCCACGCAGAAGCTCAAGATGGTCTTTCTGGACTACGAGCAGAAAGAGATCGACGGGACCAACATCAAATCCGGCGACAAGAAGGTGCTGATGTTCGCCAAGGGCGTCAAATACCAACCGAACACGTCGGATCAGATCGTCGAGCTTCCGAAGCACGGCGGCAAGACGTGGAACATCGTCGATGTCGATAAGCTGCAACCGGGCGAAGAAGTCGTCATGTATACGCTGCAAGTGAGGCGGTAATGGCGTCCTATACACCCGCAGAAGCTCGCCGCTGGATTTTGAAGACCTTTCAGGCGACATGGGCCGACCCCGACAAGGGTTGGCGCGGTATCAAGGATGAGATGGGTGATCCGATCTCCTTGGCCGCCGAACCGCGTATCGACTGGGAGAACGTCGAAGACGAGAACACGCCGGACGTAACAGAGCCGCATCTGTTCGTCTACGTCCGGCACTACGCTTCAAATCCGGCCACGGTTGGAGGCGAGACGCGCAAGATCGTGACCCGCCGGGGCTTCGTGCTGGTGCGGGTTTGGGTTCCTGCCGACAGTGGCTTGAAAACCGCCGACGCCATCAGCTACGTTGTCAAGACGGCTTTCGAGCGGAAGCGTGGCGTGGGTGCTGGATCGGGGATCATCTTCCGGTCGTGGCGGCCTACCGAAGCGGGTCCGCAGAAGAACGGCACCTTCCTGACCGTTTCGACGGTTGACTTTGAATACGACGAGATCACAGGGGTCTAACCGATGGTCAACAAGGTTGACGCGAACTTCACCGGCCTGCGCTACGCCAAGGAAGTGCAGGGCCAGCCCGGCGTCCTGCCCGGCGAGGAAGGCAACTCCGGCTCGCCGATCTGGCTTGAGCTTGAGCCGAACAGCTACTCGGACTTCGGCGCGGAAGTCACCACGACCGCCCGCTCGCCGATCACCGCCGGGCGGCAGAAGAAGAAGGGCCGCGTCACCGATCTCGACGCCAACGGCGGCTTCCAGATCGACTTCACCGGCAACAACATGGTGGACCTTCTGGACACCTTCATGTTCGCCGACTGGCGCGCTGCCGCCACCGTCACTCGCATCGAGAGCGTGACCGGCGCGACCGACCGCTACACGAAGACCGGCGCGTTCGGCTCGGGCTTCGCGGCCGGTGATCTGGTCTTCGCGTCGGGCTTCGTGCTCGACGCCAACAACGGGCTCAAGGCGATCTCCGCCGTCAACGCCGACTACATCACGGTCGGCGACGGTCTGGTGGATGAAGCCGCCACCGTGCAACCGGCCGATCTCGCCGGTTACGTCTTCGGCATCGTGATCGAAGCCGATGGCGACAACGGCTACGGCAGCGACGTGGAAGTCAGCTACACCGCCGAAGCGGGCGACGACATCGACGACGTGGGCAACGCCCTCGTCGCGCTGCTGGCGGCGCACACCCCGGCGGTGACGGCGACCTACACCGCCGCCACCGATGTCCTGCAAATCGCCTCGGCGGAGAACGCTGGTGACAGCGTGATCACCGCGACGGTCACGGACCCGCAGGGCTATGTGCAGACGGGCATGGCCCCGACCATCGAAGCGGCGACCGGCACCCCCGCCGACACGCGCGACGTGGACTGGACGGCCGCCGCGACCGCCGTGGACTACATCGAATACGGCAAGCTGCAACGCATCGGCGTTCAGTCCGCCGCTGGCGATCTGGACGTTGACGCCGCCACCGATCCGCTGCACCCGGCGCTGACCAGCACGACGCTGGACTTCACCGACTACGGTCTGATCCCCGGTCAGTGGGTCTACATCGGCGGCGACGCGGCGGGCACCCGGTTCACGAACGCCGGGAACAACGGCTTCGCCCGCGTCTTCTCGGTGTCGGCGAACCGGCTGGCGTTCGACAAGACGCAGAACACGATGGTCAACGAGGCCAACGCCGCGCAGACCGTCCGCCTGTTCTTCCCGGACCTGATCAAGAACGAGGCCGACCCGGACCTGATCGTGACCAAGACGGTCCAGTTCGAGCGGAAGGTCGTCGTCGGCTACGAATACCTGATGGGTTCGCACGGCAACGAACTGACGATCAACATGCAGACCGCCGACAAGATCACGGTGGATATGGCGTTCGTCTCGTTCGACGCCGACCCGACCGAGAGCCGGAAGCCGGGTTCGTTCCCGCCGATCCGCACCGCGCCGGAAGCGTTCAACACGACCAGCGATGTCGTCCGCATCCGTGCGTCGAAGCAAGGCAGCGCCTCGCCGCTGTTCGGCTTCGTGCAGGAGATGTCGCTGTCCATCAACAACAACGTCGAGCCGTTGAAGGCCATCGGCGTCCTCGGGGCCTTCGACGCCAGCATTGGCGACTTTGAAGTCACCGGGGACATCACGGCCTACTTCAACGACATCGAAGCGGTGCAAGCCGTCCGCAACTCGGACAGCCTGTCCATCGACTTCGCGCTGGCCTTCGACAACCAAGGCTGGCTGTTCGACGTGCCGCTGTTCACCGGCTCGAACGGGATGCTGAACGTGGAGAAGGATCAGGCCATCACGATCCCGGTGGGGATCGAGGCGGCCGAAGACCCCGATCTGCACACCACCCTGATCGTCTGCTGGTTCCCCTACCTGCCCTCGGTGGCGATGGCGAACTAGCCGGGCTTGCCAGCCTTCTAACGGCCGGATATGTTGAGGGCCGCCCTAGTCGGGGCGGCCCTTTTCACGTCACCATCACAGGACAGTCCCAGTGGCGAAGCAACCAGCTTTCAACCCGTTCGCGCAGTATGAAGTGAACGAAGACCTTGAGACGGCGGGCGTCTGGCTCGTCGATCCGTTCCACCGTATGCGCGTCGCTCGCGCGGGCGGTCGGAACACGAAGTTCAACACGATCTACGAGGCGCTGACGAAGCCCTACAAGCGCGCCATCCAGACGAAGACGCTGCCCAAGGACATCGACCTTGAACTGTCCCGCGAACTCTACGCGAAGGCGGTCATCACCGGCTGGTCCGTGGCCGAGATCGAGCAGAAGGACGGCCGCAACGTCGCCAAGCGCGATGAGAAGGGCGAGATCATCTGGATCGACGGCAAGATGTTCGACCCGGTGACGTTCGAGATCATCGACGTGTCGGTGGAGAAGATCGTCGAGACCTTCCGCGTGAAGCCGGAGCTTTACAGCTACGTCGTCGAGCGCGCCAACGACGTGACCACCTTCCGCGACGAAGACGCGGACGAAGCCGACGTGGGAAACTCCTAGCGTTCCTCGAATACCGCTTCAAATACGGGGACAACGAAAAGAGCATGATCGAGCAGTCATTGCGGGGACACGGCAAGTTGCCGGACCCGATAATGAACGCTCCTGAACTGTTCCCTTGGTTGTCCCCGTATTACGACGCATTCGAGGAACTGGTGGGAGAGCGCCGGTTTGACGGGATGACCGGCGAACACAGTCCGATCCCGTGGACTGCCATCGACCGCTACGCCCTGCGGCACCGGCACGGCGTCGGACGTGATTTCCCGACTCTGCTGCGGTATATCCGGGAGCTAGACTTCAAGCACCGGAAGCTCATCCGGGACAGCAGGCCGAAGCCGCAGGATCGCGGCGGCAATAAGTCGGGCAAGCCCGCTTCTGTCCCCAAGAGAAGGCCGCCGCGTCGCAGAAGGTAATCGGAGGCGGCGATGGTCTCGCGCGTAGGCTCAAACCAGTTCAGTAAGCGCCTGCGTCTCCGCAAAGAACAGTTCAAGGGCGCGTCCGAAAGGATGCTCAAGAACGCCGCCCGCGCCGCACTCGAAGTGATGGTGGCGAATACTCGGGTCGATACGTCGCGGGCCGTCTCCAACTGGATCGTTACCCGCGACGGCCCATCCTCTGACTTCATTCCTGCTTATTCGCCGGGCAAGAAGGGCTCGACGGCCGCCCTGTCCATGGCCGAAGCTCTCGCCATGGGGCGGGCCGAGATCGAGGCATTCGACATCAACGCGGACCTCGACTTGTTTATCACGAATAACACCCCGTATCTTCGCTACATCGAAGGCTCTGCCCTTACTGCCATGGGGCAGCAGGCCGCGAAATCAGCACTCGTCGGGGCAAGACTGTTCAGCTAATGGCCGAAGAAGTCTTCAAGGTCAGGTTTACGCAGGATGGCGCAAAGGAGATCGTTCGCTCCTTTGACGACTTCATCCGTGGAGCCGATACTGCGGAGGAAGCCGCACAACGTCTGGTCAAGGCGACCAATGACGTGCGCCGGTCTGCTGACCCGGCCCAGCGAGCCTACGACAAACTGGCAGGGTCGATGCACACCCTGCGCCGCGCTGAACAAGCCGGTATCATCAGTGCGGGAGAACGGGCGCGTCTTCAAGATCGCCTGACCATCACGTCGCAGGCCCAGCTTCGGCCAATCGGTTCGCTGATCTCGAAGATCGGCGAGGAAACGCGGGCGTGGGGGCGGTCGAACGTCGAGCGTCAGGCGACGCTCCGCACGATCAGTCAAGTCGAGAGCATGATGCGTCGCGGCATTGCCGTGACCGATCAGGAGCGGGCTGCGATCCAGCAGGCGAACACCGCCTACTATCGGAAGCGCGAGAGCCTGCGTGAAGTCGCCGAAGCGGAAGCGGCGGCTGCCGCTGCCGCGAAGAAGTCGGCGGCGGAACAGGCGACGGCGACAAACCGGATGATCCGGGAAAACGCGCAACTGCTGTCGTCCTACGAACAGACCTATCGCAACTCCGGCAACGCCGTCGAGAGCGCCATCGCCAAGCAGAACGCCGCCATCGCCAGCGCGGCCGACGCCTACCGCCGTGGCGTCATCAGCGGTGAGCAGCTTGTCGAAGTCGAAGGCCGCATCCGTCGTCAATACGAAGAGGCCATCGACCCGACCACGCGCATCGCCCGGTTGACGCGGGAACGCGCGCAGTATCTCACTGGCCTCGCCAACAGCGGTCGCAATCTGGCGCAGGTGGAGCGCGAGCTTGCCCGGCTCGACGCGCAGGGGATCACGGTCGGCCAAGCCCGCATCCGGCAGCTTCGCCAAGAGGCGCAGGCGGTGGATCGTCTGCAAAATGGCTACGAGAGCATCGGCCGACTGCAAACGGTGTTCAGCCGGGTTCTCGGCGGTGTCGGGCTCGGCATGGCCGCTGCCTTCTTCACGCGGTCGCTCGACGACGTGACGACCTACAACAACCGGCTGCGGCTGGTGGCGACTTCGCAGGAGAACGCGAACCGCCTGTTCGACGAGGCCGTGGGCATCGCCAACAGGTCACGCTCGGCGCTGGGCGACGTGGTGGAGGCTTACGGCCGGATCGCGCGCTCGACCCGTGAACTGGGACTGTCCCAGCAAGACGCCCTGAACATCACGGAAGCCGTCACGAAGTCCTTCCGCATCTCCGGCGCGTCCATTCAGGAAGCGTCCGCATCGGCGGTTCAGTTCGGTCAGGCCCTCGCGTCGAACCGACTGGGCGGTGATGAACTGCGCTCGATCCTCGAACAAGCGCCGCGTCTGGCGCAGGCCGTCGTGGATGGGATCAACCTGCTGAACTCGACCGATCCTTCGACGCTGCCCAAGGCGCTGCGGGATGAGATCGCCAAGACCGGCCGCATCTCCATCGGCACGATGCGTCAGATCGCCAAGGAAGGTCTGCTGACCAGCGATGTCGTGGCCCGTGCGGTGATGACGCAGCAGGGCGCGATCAACAGCGAGTTCGCACGGACGATCCCGACCATCGCCGAGAGCTTCGTCGTTCTCAAGAACAACTGGCTGGCCTTCCTGAACGACTTCAACAAGGGGTCCAGCGTCGCCGCGATCATCGCGGGCGGCGTCATGCTGATCGGTCGGAACCTTGAGACCATCATTCCCATCGCGGCGACGCTCGCTGCGATGATGGCGACGGTGTTTGTCGTCAAGACCATTCAGGACTTCGTGAACGTCATCCGGGCGGTGCCGGGGTGGATCGGCGTAGCCACGGCGGCGACACAGGCGAACACCGTGGCGACCGGCGCGAACACCGGGGCTATCACGGCGCAGTCCGGCACCCTCGGAACGAACACCGCCGCCATCATCGCCGAGACCGAAGCTCTCGCCGCCAACAGCGCCGCCCAAGGGGCCAACGCCGGAGCCCGCGCAGGGGCCGGTGCGGCTGCCGCTGGCGGCCGTGTCGTTCAGGGCGGGGGTGCTGCCGTCAACGCGGTCGCCAACGGCATGACGGCGGCTGGCGTGGCCGCTGCTGCCGCCGCCCCGCGCGTGACCCTGATGCAGCGCGCCACGTCGGCCCTCGGGATGGCTGCGCGGGTGACGCTCGGCTTCGTTCTGGCGCTCGCCGCCGGGGTCGGCACCTTCGTCCTCGCGGCGGCTGCCGGGCTCGGGCTGGTGATCGGCCTGTGGGCGCTTCTGCGCGACAGGACGGAAGACGCGACCGAACAACTGCTGATCTACGGAGAAGGCGCAACGCAGAAGGCGATCAAGGGTCAGGTCGGCTTCTTCGATGTCGCGCTTGGTCTGTGGGATACGCTGTCCGGCAAGGTGGATGAAGTTTCGCAGTCCCAGTTGCAGCACCAGCAACAAGTCCGCGATCAAGGCATCACCGCCGCGCAGGAACGCACCGAAGCCGAAATCCAAGCTGAACAAGAGCGGCTGGACGCCAGCGCCGTTGCTGCCGCGAGCACGATGTCTGTCTACGCGCAGATGAATGAGGGTATCATCAAAGACTTCATCGGCATGGTCGGTGATCTGGTCCGTGGCGCGACCTACATCAGCGAGACTTTCGGAACGGTGTTCAACTGGATCGGGGCCGCAGCCTCGAACATGGTCAACGCCATCGGTCAACGGATCGCCCAGTTCTACAACCGCTTCGTTCTGCCCATCGTGAACCAAGCCGCCCGGTTCGGCATCGGCAGCGGAGGCACGGCGCTGTCCGAAGCGAACAACCAGCAAGACCTTGGCGCTGTCTGGCGGCAGGGCGACCGCAACGCCGTCATGGCGGCCGGTCAAGCTGGCAACGCCACCGAAGAACTGCTGGCCCGGTCGATCCTGTCTCGCGCTGCCCGCTCGCAGGGTGCCGGACGCGCCGGGCTTGAAGGCCCGACCACGCCGACGCTCACCAGCCCCTCCGGCGGAGATGACGCGCGCCGTCGTAACCGCGAGCTTGAAGAAGCCCGCCGTCGCTACCGTCAGCTTCGGGATGAACTGGACCCTCTCGCCAAGATCACCGACGACTACGCGGCCGATCAGGCGACCCTCAACGAGGCCCTGCAACGCGGCTTCATCACGGCGTCGCAACACGCCGACCTGATGGGCCGCCTGACGGCGCGCTACAATGACGCCATCGACCCGCTGTCGAAGTATGTCCGTGAGTCGAACGCCGAACTGGCGATCCTACAACTGTCGGTCGGCGAGCGCGAACTGGCGACGGCGATCATGGAGCGTGAGCGTTCCGAGCGGGAGCGCCTGCGCCGCGACCTGACCGCCGACGAGCGCGCCCGGATCGCCGAGATCGAAGGAATGCGGATCGCGGCCGAGCGCCGGGCGTCCATGGTGGACGGCATCATGGACGCGGCCCGCGCCCGTGAGATCGAGCTTGGCTATCTTGGGCAGACGCCGCAGATGATCGAAGCCGAGCAGCGCGCCCGTGGCTATCTCGACGAGGCGCTGCGGAACAACGTCGAAGGGGCGCAAGCCCTGTTCGAGCAAGCTGTCCAGCAAGAGCTTGAGTTCATCCGTCTGCGTGACGCCGGTCGTCGCGTCGATGAGATGTATCTGTCCATGACGGAGAGCAGCCGGACGCTGGCGCAGGACACCGCCGCGCTGAATACGCTGTTCGGTCAGGGTCGTATCAGCCTCGAACGCTATAACCGCGAACTTCGCAATCTGGCGCTCAATGATCTGGCCGAACAGACGGGCGGCGGCGCTGGACGTGAACGCGCGATCCTCAATCTCAAGAACCGCACGGAGGACATGGCGTCCGGCGTGGAGACGGCGTTCAACAACGCCTTCCAGTCGATTGAGGACGGGTTCGCCGGGCTGTTCGCGGGTGCCGAGTTCGACGCCTCGCAACTGTTCAGCAACATCGCGTCCGACGCCGCGCGCATCTTCTACAGGGCTGCCATCGACCCGCTCGTCACGCGGCTTGGTCAGCAGGCCGGGCTTGCCGGGTTCGGCGACAGCGCGCAAGCGACGGCGGCTGCCGCTGCCCAGCAACAGCAGATCGAGAGCGCCCGCACGGCTGTCGCCGCGCAGGGGGAGCAAACGCGCGCTGCCTTGGCCGGGCTGACGGCTCCTACGCAGATCAGCGAAGCCGCCACGACGCAGGCTGGCGTGGAAGCCGCCCGGACCACCGCCGCGACGACGGGCGTCCAGACGCGCGCCGCGCTCGAAGCTGCCGCCCAGCCGGGGCTCGTGTCGGCCGCCGCCGGACAGCAGGCCGCTATCGAGACGGCCAAGACGGCGGCCACGGGCACGGGCGTCGCCACCCGCGTCGGGATCGAGGCTGGGGCGCAGGGAACGCTCGCCGGGGTCAAGGCTGGCGACGTGGCCCTGCATACCGGCGCAGAGACGGCGAAGACGGCCGCCACGGTCGCCGGAGCCGCCACCCGCACCGCGACCGAAGCCTCGGCCGCTGCGACGACCAAGGGGTTGTCGATCACCAGCGCCCTCACCGAGATCGGGGCCAACGCTGTGAGGGCCGCCACGGGGGCCTACGCGGCTATCGCGGGCATCCCGGTCGTCGGGCCGGTGCTCGCGCCCGCTGCGGCTGCTGCGGCGCTCTACGGGGTCTACGCGCTGGGCCGGAAGATGTTCTCGGCCGAGCAGGGCTTCGGCAGCGTCCCCTATGACGGCGCAGTCACCGAACTTCACAAGGAAGAAATGGTGCTGCCCGCCAAGTATGCGAACCCGCTGCGTGACAATCTGGTCAACGGCGACGGCTTCGGCGGCGGTGAACAGGCTCCGCCGGAAGTCAACATCGACCAGCAGTTCGTGAACGTCCTTGACCCGGCGGCCATGGTGGATGCTATGGAGTCGAACCGTGGCGTCCGCGCCGTGCTCAACATCATTCAGTCCAACCCCGAAGCCATCAAACGCGCTCTGTCGGTGTAATCATCATGTCGTGGATCACAGGAACAGCTACCGATCTGAAAGACCTTCTTGAACAGGTCAAGGATCATGCCGTCAGCGAGGGGTGGACTGTCCATTACTCGACCGGCGGTGCTGCGCCGAATACCGACATGTGCTTCTTTGAAGGTCCGGGTTACGGCAGCGGCTATGAATGCTACTTCGGCATTCGCACGTTCGAGAACGCTCCGAACAACCACTACTGTCTCGAACTGCGCGGACAGACGGCATATGACGGCGCAAAAGGCTGGGCGGATCAACCCGGCCGGTCGCCGAACACGACGTTCACCCGCCTGTGGAATGGCACGATGACCTACTGGCTGGCGATCTCGGATCGCCGGATGCTGCTGATCGTCAAGTGCTCGAACACCTATCATTCGCTCTACGCCGGGTTCTTCAACCCCTTCGCCAATCCCGTCGAATACCCCTATCCCATGTATATCGCGGGCGACGCCCCGGATGTCGGGCCATTCGGTGCGACGGACGTGAATGCGCGCTCGGTGGCCTTCCCCGGTCGCGGTGGAGCCTACATGCGCGATCCGGCGGGGAACTGGCGCGTGGTCGCCGTCTGGAACGATGACGAGAGCTTCGACTTCCAGCGCGGCGCGACCGGCGTCTTCACCGTCTGGCCCTACCTGTCCTACGTCACGAACTCGGACAACCCGGTGAACCAATACGCCTACCCGCCCTACGCTCGGGCGGAGGCGCTGCCGGGCGTCAGCGACAGCATGTTCATGTCGAACTGCTACATCATCGGCACCGATGACGAGGCGGGCGTCATGGGTGTGCTCGAAGGTGTCTACTGGGTGCCCGGCAACACGATCTCCGCCGAACAGCAGCTTACGGTGGACGGCAACACCTATCGCGTCTTCATCGCCATCTCGCGGTCGGTCGAAAGTCCGTCGCAGTTCTACGCCGTGAGGGAGGCGTAACATGTCTTTCCAAACCGGCACCTTCGATAACACCGACACGTTGGCGGATGTCTTCGCGCTTCTGGCGTCGTTCGCGGGCTCGAACGACTGGACGGTTCATACGTCCACTGGCATCGACTTCCACGCTTCGCAGGACGAATGTCACGTCAGCCTCGTAGGCACCACCACGAGCACCATGAACGACCAGTTCGGGCCGTCCGGCAGCGCGACTACCCCGGATCATCGCATCAACGGGCGGCTACGGGCTACCGCAGCGGCCTACAGCGCCTCGGACGTGACCGGCAACAACGGCCGGGTTGTCTCGAATGACTGGACGCCACCCTACGCGAACTACTGGCTGTTCTCGAATGCAGACGGCGAAGCCCCCTACATCCATCTCGTCGTGCAGCGCGCGGACGGCCGCTTCAACCATCTGTCGTTCGGCGTGGTCGATAAGAAGGGTGCTTCGTATACCGGCGGTGCATTCCTTCACGGCACCTACTGGCAATGGGGCTTTTCCGCCAACACGGAGAGCGGAGGCGCGAACGGCTCGAACCTGTCTACCGCCGCGCATCTCTATTTCGGCTCCCTGAATAACCAGATCAACTTTGCCGGGCATAATATCTTTCTCGGCGACGTGGACGCTGATCTGATCATTCACAACAATACCGTCGTCAACTTCACTCGCGGTAAGCTGGCCCCGCTGTTCGACGCCACGAAGTCTCTGGCGGGGCATACTTCGTCGGTCTATGCGCGCTGGCTTGGCCCGTTCTTCCATCTCGGCCCGCATCCGATCAACGGCGTAACGCCGCTGATGGAAGTTCCGGTCATGCGCTTCAACACCGAGAGTTCCCGGCTGCAATATCTCGGCTCTCTACCGGACTGGCGCTATTGCTCGATGATCGGGCGCGATGAAGGGGAGACTGTCAACTTCTCGTCCGATGAGTGGCTGATCTTCCCGCTCAAACGCGCCCTGCCATGGAACCCGGAACCGTTTGCCGCCAAGAGCGTCACGTCCGGCCCCTACGGTGTGGCGATCAAGAAGAACGTCTAGGCCATGAGCATCGGCCGGAAGTTCAGCGAGCCGGTCACGGTCTACGATGCCTACGGGCGTCCGACGCCGGAGCCTGTGCTGGTCCATGCCTCCGTCGCCGAAGCGTCGGAGCGTTTCGCGTTCGCGGGTGACGGCGTTCTTGAGACGCCGACCGACACCCCCTACGCAGGCATCGGCATCCGGTTCGTCAGCAGCTTCTTCGGCACCTACTATAACCGCGTCTACGCCATTCCGCGTTCGCTGGCGTTGGTCGATCCTGACAACGGCGATCCGAACACCTTCTACCTGTGGAACGCCTCGTTCGAGACGGTTGAACTGACCGACATCGCGGCCTCGGGAAACACGGGCCTGACGCTCTCGTTCGATGTCGGTCTCGTTCTCGACGAGATGGTCCTTGGGGAAGTCGCGGTGATCGTCACTCCGGCTGCCCCCGTGGCCGCCGATGCGGACTACAGCTTCACCTTCGACAACGGCTTCGTCGCGCCGTTCTTCGTGAGCCTGCTGCGGACGAACCTGCTGTTGCTCGCACCCGAAGTGCCGGTCAACCAGACCCTCGAATGGAAGACCAACATCCTGACCGCGCGTGACGGCACCGAGCAGCGGTTCGGCGTTCGCCAGCTTGCCCGCGAGAGCCTGTCCTACAAGTTCATCTACGAGAGCACCGATCAGGAGCGCGAAGTCTACGCGCAGTTCTTCGCAAAGGGCGGTGAAGTCTTCTCGGTTCCGATCTGGCATGACCCGATCCGCCTGATGGAGGCAGCGACCGCAGGCGCGACGCAGGTGAAGATCGACACCGCCCGCTATGACGTGGGCGCTGACGATCAGCTTTATATCGAGCACGATGACGGCTCCTACGAGATCGTGCGGGTCGAAGCCGTCCAGTTCGACGGCACCACCATCTCGCTTTACACGGCGCTGCTGGCGGACGTGCCGACGACCCGTCGCATTTATCGGGTGACGACCGTCTATCTGCCTAGTCGGCCGACTCTCCGCCGGGGAGCATACCAGCACCTTGAAACGACGCTCGACCTTCGGCTGACGACCGCCCGCGAACTCTATACCGGCGACGCCGTGGCCGTTGAGATCGGGCAGACGACGCAGCTTCGGGATCGGGTGATCTCGTCCACGGTCTATACGCTGGGTGGCGTTCCCATCATGCACGGTCGTCCTCTCGTTGAAGGCACCGTCGATGAGAGCTTCGACTGGAACTACGAAGTGCTGGACTACGAGACCGGCGTGTTCGACCAGACGACACCGCTGGATAAAGCGGCTGTCACCTATGAGCGTATGTTCTACGCGCGCTATCCCTACCAGAAGTTCTTCTACAACTATGCCATGGACCACATGCACGGCCAACGTCGGCCAGTGTGGCTCCCGACGTGGCAGCAAGAACTCAATGGTCGCGTCACCAGCGCCATCGGGACGACGGTCATCATCGGCGACGAACGCTACTTCGACGACTTCCCGGCCGACAGCAGTCACCGGGGACTCTGGTTCCGCTGGACACAGGGCTGGCTTGCCCGGCGCGTGGTCGCGGTCGCCAAGGACGGGGAGGGCAACACGGTCGTCGAGATCGAGCCCGCCCTGCCCCTCGACTTCCCGGCAAGCCCGCCTTATCAGGTTGGGTTCCTCGTGCTGGCGAGGCTCGGGTCCGACGAAGTGCAAATCGAGCACCGGGCGGCCTATAGTCTGCTGAACATGACGTTCCAGTCCACGAACAGCACCGACGAAGGGGTGTAGGTTTTGACGTTCCTCGCTGACGAGACCAGCGTAGACAAGGGGCAGCCGATTGAACTGTATAGGTTCGTCGGCTCTCTGGACGTTTATACCTACACGTCTGGCAATCGTCCGATCACCTACAACTCCGAAGTCTACCGTCCGGTCCCGATGCAGCGCAGCGAGATCAAGCTGGGCGACGTGACTGAACGGAACGAGTTGAAGGTCACAATGCCGATCAGCGTAAAGCTGGTGCGTGATTATGGCTTCGACATTCCGCCGCCTGAACTGACGCTTTCCATCTTCCGCGTTCACGGCGTCAGTGGCGCGATCCAGCCGTGGTTCCGAGGCAGCGTCGTCTCAATCACCATGGAGGGCAACAAAGCCTCCGTGGCGATCCCGTCGATCTTCTCGGCTTACATGTCGTCCGAGTTCCCGAACATCATGTATCAGAGCCAATGCAACTGGCCTCTGTATTCGCCGGGCTGCGGCGTGAACCGCGACGACTACCGGCTGGACACCGTTATCAACGCCATCATCGACGAGACCAAGATCGTCGTGGAGGACGCGGCTGACTACGCGAACGGATGGTTCAAGGCAGGTGAAATCGTCACGGCGCAGGAGCGCCGACTGATCGTCGAGCACAGCGGGTCTCAACTGACCCTGAACTATCCCTTCCGCTCGATGACGCAGGGCATGAATGTCACGGCCTACGCCGGGTGCGACCACAGCATTCAGACGTGCCACGAGAAGTTCGACAATCTGGTCAACTTCTTCGGGTTCCCCTACACGCCATCTCTCAACCCCTTCCTCGTGGGGCTGCGCTAATGTGGATTGCTCTGATCGTCGCGGTCGGGTTCTTCCTGCTGGCGCAGTTGATGATCCCGACGCAGAAAGCGAAGGCTGGCACCTTCGACGACTTCGACTTCCCGCGCATCGACGACGGGTCGCCGGTCTACTACATCGCGGGTCGCGTCAAAGTCGATAGCGCAAACCTGCTGTGGTATGGCGACTTCTCATCTAAGCCTATCAAGAAGAAGTCCGGCCTGTTCAAGAAGTCCACGGTTGGCTACAAATACTTCCTCGGTTTCCAGCTTGGCATCTGCCTCGGGCCGGGCGTGAAGTTGCTGCGCGTCTGGTTCGGGCAGGAAGAACCCGGCTACGTCAACACGGGCGGCAATACCGGCGGCTCCTTCACGATGAAGGACGAAGACGCTTTCGGCGGCGAGACCGGCGGTGGCGGCTACGATCTGCAATGCACCTACTATCCCGGCTCATCGACGCAGACAGCCGATCCTTACCTGCAACAGCATCTTGATCTGGTGCCGGGCTGGCGCGGGCTCGCCTATCTGGTCATGCACGGCTACATCGGCAACTCGACGAACCTGCAAGCTGTGTCCGTCGAAGTCGAGCGTGTCCCGGACCCGCTGGGCCTCGGGCCGAAGGCGCTCATCGGCACCGAAGGCGACGTGAACCCGGCGAACGTCATCTACGAAATGCTGACCAACAACTTCGGCGCGCTGGGCATCAATCCGGTGCGCCTGAACGTGGCGTCGTTCGTCAGCGCCGGGAACATCTTCTTTGACGAGGACGAGGGTATCAGCGTCGGCTTCGGCGGTTCGACCGGCAAGATCGCTGATGCCTTTGCCGACATCCTGCGTCAAGTCGATGCGACGATGTATGACGACCCGGTGGACGGTCAGGTCTATCTCAAGCTGCTGCGGCCGGACTACGATGTCTCCGAACTGCCGGTGCTCGACGCTTCGTCGATCATGGAAGTCGCCAGCTACGCGATCAACCTGTGGGGTGACACGAAGAACAAGGTCCGCGTGACCTACACCGACCGCTCCCGGAACTACAAGAACGATGCGGTTGCCGTGGCCGAAGACATGGCGAACATCGCCTTCCAAGGCAACGAAGTGAAGCCGTCTACTTCGGAGTATCCGCACGTCAAGCGGTCGGCCCATGCCGCGCGTAAAGCCACCCGCGATCTGGCGATCCTCTCCACTCCCATCGCCAACATCCGTCTCACGTCTCTGCGTTTCGAGATGGGCCTGCGTCCCGGCTCGCCGGTCAAGATGAGCTATGGCGAGTATGAGATCGAGCAACTGATCCTGCGCGTGAAGTCGGTCAATCTCGGCGATCTGACGAACAACCGTCTCGTCATCGAACTTACGTCCGACAAACACGCCCGGTCGCTGACGATCTACGGTGTTCCGGGTCCGTCGCTGTTCGAGCGCCCTGTGCTGTCGGCGCAGTCGATCACCGTGGCGAAGACGCTGGAAGCGCCGATCTGGTTTGTGCGCGCACAGGACGACATCATTGACGAAGAAGCGCCTCGCGTGATGGCGCTGCCGAAACGGCCGTCCGGCACCCAGCAGGCGTATCGTCTCTACGCCAAGGTCGCGGGTGAAGCTGCCTACGAAGAAATCGACAGCGAAGTGGCCTACCCGGAACACGGGACGCTTCACGCCAACTATCCGCTTTCCTACGCCTACGACAACACCGTGGGCCTCGAACTGGCGACGCTCGACGAGCCCGACGTGTTGACGCAGGCGACGGTGGCGCAGATCACCCAGCAGGGCGTCAACCTGATCCTCGTGGACGACGAGATCATGGCGTTCGAGACCTACGAGACGAACGGCTCCGGCCGGTATGTGCTCAAGGGCGTCCACCGGGCCTTGCTCGATACCGTCCCGGCCGCGCATAGTGCCGGGGCGAAGGTGGTCTGGCTGACGGCCGACAACGTGGGGACGCGCGAGTTCGCGGTCGGCGACGACGTGAGCCTCGTGCTGGCGTCTATCGCCCCCCGTGGCAGCCAGAACGAGACCACAGGCGTCACCATGTCCGTTCCGGGGGAACTCTGATGGAAGGCCGGGCTCTCCGCCCCTACCCGCCTGTCGTCGTCAGCTTTGACGGCGAGCTTGCGCCTGCCTCCGTCGAAAACCTGACGCCCATCGTCGTCGAGTGGAAGCGCCGAGATCGCCGCAAGCAGATCATCGCCCTGCCGAGCGATCCCGACGAGGATGTTGAAAGCGGCACCGAGTTCTGCGTTCGTCACGGCCCGCCCGGCTTCCAGACGGTCACTGTCCTCGGCACAGCGTCCGAGACCAGCGGCGACTTCAATCTGGACTTCGCGGGTTACAGCCGCATCGAAATCTTCGCGCGGCGCGACGGGTATGAGAGCACGGCATTCGTCTTCGACACGACGGCGGAGAACGGGGCTGGGGCCTCCGTCGCCGGATTGCTGGGCACCGTGGCCGTCACTGGCGCTGTCGAAGGCGCTGTGACCGTTCAGGTCGAAGCCGAACTGCCGACCATCGACATCCAGTTCACGGAGCCGGTGGAGCTTGAAGTCGAACTGCCCGAAGCGATCACCGTCACGCCGGTCGAAGGGTCGGTGGACACTATCGTCGAGATCACCGAGAACTTCATCATCGGCGTGTCGTCGCTGCTGGAAGTTACGGTAGACATCAGCGTTGAAGCCGCAGGCGACATCGGCACAATCACGGCCACGGTTCCGACTGTCACTCTTGAGGCCGGAGCCGACAAGGTGGCGGGCACGGGCATCTACGCCTTCCCGGCCGTCGTGCTCGATGAAGTCCTCGGGTTCGCGGAGGGTGAGATCGTCGAGCCGACAACCACCATGGCAACGCCGATTTGGGGCAACAACGGGCGCATGGCGGGCAGCGTTCCGTTCTCTACGGGCAGCGTCACGCGCTACGTCAACCCGCTGGGCCAGTTGCTCCCCTACGCCGACTTCGCCTACACGCCGCATACGACCGAAGGCGCTTGGCGTCATCCGATTGGCGCGGACGGAACGCTGGACCGCCTCAACATCAACGTCTCGGCTAACGGCCGCAGTTCCGACACCGTGTTCACGCTGACTGTCAACGGTGTCGATACGACGCAAACTGTGACTGTCGGCGGGGGCGTGACCGGAGACGTGCTGACCGCTGGTGATCCGGTCGCCGTGGTGGCTGGCGATCTGCTGGGCCTCAAAGTCGTGACCGGCGCAGGCGGTGGCACCCTGTCGCTGGCCTGCACCAGCATGTCGTTCGAGGCAGACGAGGGAGTGGTCATGCACCACTCCATGATGGGCGATCTCGCCATGAACCAAGCGCCGTCCACGGGCGCGCGGGGCGGCCCGATCCATGGCACGGTCGAAGGCAACAGCTTCGGCGAGTCGTGGGATGGTTCGCCGATCTCGTCGGGCAACAACTATTCCGCCCGTGTCCACACCGCAGGCGTTGTCAGCCGTCTTGTCGTTTACGTTCCCACGAACACGTCTTCTGTGGATCAGACGTTCACGCTCTGGAAGAACGGTGTCGCAACCGACCTGTTCGTGACTATCCCGGCGGGCACGACAGGACAGTTCTCGAACAACGCCGACGAGATCGCTGTCGAGCCCGGCGACAGGCTTCATTATCGACTGGTAGCGACAGCAGGCGGCGGAACAGGGTCGTCCCGGTTCGGCTGGGCACAGTGTATCATCTCGCGGGATGTCGCGGCCTACGACGTGTATGTCGCGCAGCGAGCATCCGATACGCTGCAAGGTTATAGCGGCTCGCAGCACTTCTTTGGCCTTGCGCTCATCAACCCGAATACGAGCGACAACGACACTGGCAGCCACACTCGTCAAAACCTGCCAGTTGGCGGCGTCGTGGACAAGCTGTGGGTGCGTTACAATCACTCGGGCGGCGGCACGTCAGGATACAGCTACACGCTGCGTAAGGGCGGGGCCAACACGGCGCTGGCGGCGAACGCCCCGGCGAGCACCGGAAGCGGCACGGCGGAAGATACGACGCACACCGTCAACTTCGCGGACGGCGACCGCGTGTCGGTCGGCTTCCAAGCGGAGTCGTTCAGCCAGTGGCCGCAGGCATGGGGCTTCACGGTCTCGGCCGCCTGACTAGAAATCTGATGCGCCGGGGTGGTAGGTTCGGCGATCCTTGCGCCCCGGAAGCTGCCGTGCCCCGCCCGAACTCGCTCACGAACTGGATCAAGCTGCCCGTCGATCTCAAGCGGGTCGGCGAATGGATCAGCATGTTGCGCGATCTCGCGGCTCTGCTGTTCATCCCGTTCCTGTGCCTCTACGGCGCGATCATGGTCTATGTCCTCGTCCGGTTCTTCGGGAACCCGGAGCGGCCGGAGAGCGTGGTGCTGGCGGTCGTGAACTATCTCGGCGCGGCGCTGGTCGGCCTGTGCGTCCTGATCGGGCTGGGCGTCCTCTGGCTTCAACGCCGGAACATCCCGACCATGACGATCACGACGCCCATGGGCACCGTCAACATCGGCTCTGGCGACGCCGCACAGGCCGGGCTTGCCGGAGCGGTCATCGACGCCATCACCCCGCCTGACGCGCCCTCCGTGGCCGCCGCTGCGGCCGGTGGAGCACCCCCGCCGTCCAAGCCTGCGGCCACGGCTGCCGCCGACGCGGAGTTCGAGCCCGAACCGCCCGCCGGAGGGAAGTCCTGATGCTGAACTGGATCGCAGACCGCATCTTCGGGCCGCTGTTCGACGGCCTGCTGACGTGGGCACCGTGGCTCTGGCTGGCCCTGTGCGCCACGGTGGCGCTCTACCTCTTTTTCGCCATGCCGCTCGTGTTCAAGCGGCGCTGGCAGGCCATCGTCGCTGCCGCCGTCGTCGGGTTCGTCGCGCTGTGGGTGTGGCAACACTTCGACGAGTTCGCAGACTTGAAGCGCCAGAACGACGAACTGGTTCAACAGAACGAAGAACTCGAAGGCCGAGTGGACAATCTCGGTCAAAGCATCAGCAACTATGAGACCGCAGTCGGCAATCTCGAACGTCGTCAACGTCAGATCAGAGCCGAGATCACCGCAGCCCGACAAGGGCTCGACAGTGAGACCATTCAGAGGGAAGTCAACAATGATCCGGGGCAAGCTGCTGTCGATCTGTCTGATCGCTGGAATAGCTTTGGCAGGATGTCAGACGAGGCCACAAGCGGGTTCGGCCGTCCAACGGCTTCCGCTACCGGCCCCAGCGCCGACGCAGACGCAGGAAGTTGAGTGGGGCATCCTACAGCCGGGGGAACAGCCGTCAGAGACGGTCGTTACCCTCACCTTGCCCATGTTTGATCGTCTCGTGTCCAACGAAGCTGAACAGTTGCGTTGGATCAAGGAAGCTGTAGAACAGCTTCGCTACTACAGAGGCGAACAACCGGGGGCCACGCAGCAGCGATGACCAAGCCTATGATCCTCGTCCACTTCGATCACTTCCGCGAGACCTTCCCGTTTCGGGCTCTCGAATGGCTGATGGCCGTCGTCCTGATCGGGTGGGGCCTTGTGCTGCTGCACCCTGACTACTCGGCCGATCAGTCCGCGTGGGCGAATACGCTGTTCGCTCACGTCTCGTCTCAACTTTTTGGTCAAGCCTGCCTCGTCGTAGGCTTGATTAGGTTCACCGCCCTGCTTATCAATGGTCTGTGGTGGAGGACGCCGTTTGCACGTCTTGTAACAACCTTCGCCGCCAACTTCCTGTGGGTCGCCATCGTCTTCGGGCTGGCTGCGTCGGACACGTTGAATACTGGCTGGGCTGTGTATCCCGCCTTTGTAGTCGCCGAGTTCTATAACGCCTTCCGTTCCGCCGACGACTCCCGCAAAAGTTGGCTGGAACGAAAGGCAGCGCGAGTTGGACGGTCTCGATAAGCTCCCGGCATGGATACAGGTCGCGGTCTTTCTTGGCGTCCTGATCGCCACCACCGTCGCCTCTGCCTCCGGGTGGATGCGCGACAAGTGGTTTAAGCGCCCATCCTCCGCCCCCTCGCCTACGCTCCCCACGAAAGATGCCGTCGTGATGTCGGCCGCTATCGCGGACAGTCAGGCCATCAACAATCTGGCTACCGGCATCAACCGGCTCGTGGACTTCCTTGAACAGGACCGCGAAGATCAGGAGCGCAGGGACCGCGCCCTGCGGACGTGCATCCAAGAGCTTCTGGACAGCAACGACCGGGTGGCGGGGCTCTTGAGGCAGGCCCTCCATCCGTTCGGCTTCGGCGGCGTCGCCCGGCCGGGGGACAGGCCGCCGGACGGCTCTTGACGGAACGGCCGGGCCGTGGGATAGGGAGATCGTCTAGGCCGGGCTGCGCGCTCGTTCTTGGTCATGTGGGAAGCCAACTCCTGTGACGTTCAGCCCCGCCGGTCTTCGGATCGGCGGGGCTGATGCGTTTTCGGGCTTGCCCGATTTTTAAGCGTCGTCCCCGTAAAGCAGGATCATGTAGTTGTCACCGTGGCACCGCTTCGGTTTACAGTGGCAGACCAAATCCCTTCCGCGCAGGTATTCCAGCCAAGCAGGGTTCTCGGCGGCACGGTTACGCGCATATACTAGGTGCAGATCGCAGACATCATCGCGGGTGGTTCCATGGACACCGATGACGAAGGGATTGCCGTAGGCCGTCCCTCTGTCGATACACACCGCGTCGGCCGGGTAGCCGTCACGCTTCATGTTCAAGACGCGAGGGCGGTCAGCCACCGGCTCGCTGTCCTTGACCGAACCGAAACCGCGACCGGCTGTCGATGAAGCCCTCGTCTTGCAACAGGGCCTCCACGGGCGACAGAGCGATGGCGTCGATTCCGGGCGTCGCCTCTGCCAGCAGATCGGCGTAGGCCCCCGCCACGGTCGGCCGGGCCAGCAGATCGTAGAGAGCCCGCACCGTGGCCGCATCCCGGCGAGGAACAGCCGGGCAAGCTCGGGTCAGGATGCAGCGCCGGTCCAGCGTCTCGTGCGTCACAGCGCCCCTCTCGGGCAGGCTGGGCAGGAACAGGCCGGGGACCAGCCAAACGCGCTCCACGCAGCCGATCAGGGCATAGCTGCGGCCACCTGCCAGCCACCGCTTCTGCCCCCACTCCCGCTGCCCGCGCTCGAACCTGATCTCGCCTCCGGCGATCCGCTTCCGGGGCTGGTGCAGCAGCTTGGTCTCAAGGTGGAAGGAGCCGCCGTCATAGCAGCCTTCGATGTCCGGCGTCGCCTTGCCGACGACGTTCTCTACACGCTGGGCGTGGAACTTGGGACTGCTGAAATCTGGATGGCGCTTAAGCCAGTCCCACAGGATGCCTTCGGACGACGCCATGGCGTCACCGCGCCGCGAACCAGTCGGCGTAGGACATGTCCCGGTCGATCTGCTGGAACACCTTCGCGTAGATGAACTGATACAGGTGCTTTTGCAGCGTGACGCCGATGTCGTTGATCAGGTCTTCGACGCCGGTCAGTTCATCCACCTTGAAGTCGGTCGGAACGCGCGGCTGTTGACCGGGAACGCGCAGGCGGAAGACGAAGCCGCCGTTCTCCTTGATCAGATCGGCTTCGTTCTGGTGCCGCACGTCGTCGCAGATGATCAGCGCCTTGGACTGCCCCGCCATGACGAACTGTTGGAGCCACAGGTTTCCGTTCGTCAGGTCTCGGGCCACCTTGCCGATGCCCTCCATGAACTGACGCGGCGACGCTCCGCAGAGCGCCGGGTGCGGCTGTTCCTTGAGGACGGGATCGCGCAGGACTTCCATCGGGACGCCGAGCACGACCATGATCTCCCTGATCTTGTCGGCGAACGAGATGCAGGTGAACCCATGGCCCTGCGTGAAGTAGTGCGACAGCGTGGTCTTCCCGCTGCCGACGTATCCGGCGATGCCGATGATCAGGCGCGACATGACGATCCCTTACGGCAGCGGAACTTCGACGGGCTTGTAAACTCCGTCTTTCCGGTCCCACTTGAGGACTTGCAGCCGGGGGCAGTCGGTCAGGCTGTAGACGACGATGGCGGCGAGACCGCACAGCACCGGATCGCCGCTGAACACGAGATAGTCCACTTCGGCGTTGAACTCGGACAGCTTCTCGTTCAGCAAGTCCAGTTCGTCGCGGCCTTCCAGTTCCTCCATCTGCTTCTTCGTCGCAGGCAGCAAGAAGTGGACAGCGCCGTAGGGATACAGCGACGAGTAGTCGTGGCTGGCGTAGGTGCCATCCTTCTGCTTGTAGCGGCTTTCTTGGACGACGAATACTCGTGACATTAGACGTATGACTCCTGTAGCAGTCGCTTCAACTCGACGAGGCCCGTGCCTGCGATCAGGTCTGCTACGTTGATCTTGTTTGAGAGAGCGTTGAGGATGTAGCTGTCGATGCTATTCAAGCCGATGATGTCGATTAGGTCAACGGGGAGCTTGCCGATTTGGGTGCCCCGCTCGCTCGCCTGATCGCGCTGGATCAGGTCGAAGGTGTGCGACCCCCAAATGATCGTGTTGCAGAAGGACAGGTCGCCCCCGACGCCGCCGGACAGGGCATGGCCGAAGATGACCTTCTTGGTCTCGCTCCGGCCGAAGTCGTAGATCGTCTGGATATGGCTGCCCCCGGATTTGCCGTGGACTTCCGAGAACCCGATGTCGGCCGCCTCTAGCAGCTTCCGCATGACATCGAACTCGTAGTGGTATTGAAGCCATATGATGACCTTGCCCTGCGCCTTCTCGACTTCGTTCATTATCAGATTGAAGCGAGGGTTTTCTTCCGGCGGGACCAGTTCGATCAGCCCATCCGTCTTCGTGATCAGGAAGCCGCTGCCTACCTGCTGTAGCTTCTGGAAGAACACGCCGCCGTCAAGGATTTCACCGTCAAGGACGGGGTTCTCTTGCAGCGTGTCGTAGACCTTCTGCTGCTTGTCCGTCATCTCGAACAAGCGTTCGATGTTCAGGGGCTTGTGAAGCTCCGGGACATCTTCACGACGCAGCACGGTAGTCCACTTCTCGATCCGTCGCGTCAGTTCTTCTTCGTTCTGCGGCCCGAGGAACTTCACATACGGACGGCCTGCCCGCGTCTTCGTAACTTCCCACAGACCGAAGTAGTTCTTGAACTCCTCATACGTCGTGAAGCCGAGCGCCCCCTTCTCAAGAAGCTCGAACTCGCTGTAGGCGTTCATCGGGTTGCCATGGATCGGCGTCCCGGTCAGCAGCCGCTTATACTCGCACTTCGCCGACACGCCACGCGCGGTGATCGTCCGCTTTGATCCGGGCTTCTTGAAGTCGTGCGCCTCGTCGAAGATGACGAGGATGCGCCCGGCGTGGCGTTTGATGAAGGTGACGAGATAGGACTTCGCCGTCTCCGTCCGCAGCGCCGTCGAGTTGATGGACAGTATCTTGAGATCGTCGCGGTTCAGGCACAGGTGTTGGAACTTCGCCAGCACCCCTTTCTGCTTGGCCTTGGCCGCCTTGTAGATCATCGCGTCGTAAGGCACCGCCATGTGCGTCGGCAGTTCCTTGAGCACCCAGTTCTCGTGAACGGTGTTCGGGGCGATGATGATGACGCCCGTGATCTCGCCGATATGGTAGAGGAAGGCGGCCTCGTCGAGCGTGACCTTCGTCTTGCCTGTCCGCATGGTCCAGAAGCGCGCCCGCGCCTTGGCCGTGCGATACCGCATGAACTCGGTCTTCTGGTGGCCCCACGGTCGCGTTTTGAAGGGGAGTGGTCCGGGTCGCAGTTTCACTTCCGATACCGCAAACCTTTCCAGCCTTCCGCCGTGATGGGGAAGCCTTCTGCCCACTTCGGCAGGATACACATTAGGGCCTCAAACTCGGCCACGTCGCCGAGCCCGATGGGGCATTGCGTGACCAGTTCGTCGTGAACCGTCAGCAGGACTTGATACTTCGTGTGCTTATAGACGGTCCACATGGCGTAGCCCATCAGGTCGCGGCAAAGCGCCTGCACGATGTTCTCGACCAGCTTACCGCCGTAGGTCTTCGTCCGCTCCCACTTCTTCGTGACGCTATTGACTTCTTCATACGTCAGGACAGTCTTCATCTCTCCTTCGCGGAAGGGCGACGGTTCGCTCCGAAGCTCGGGATACGGGTAGGGGATGAGTCGGCCACTGGGGAGGCGGCAGAACAGGAACCGATTGGCGCGCTTGTAGGCGATCTTGTCGTTCACCCAAATCGTCTGTCCGGGGTTCATCATGGCTTCGATGGCTGCCCGCTCACAGGCATACCAGAAGTCCACGACCGGCTTGTGCTTCGTCCGGTATCCCGTCACAACGCGGTCAGCGAACTCAATGTCCATGACCAGATCGACCTTGGCGGACGCGAACGCCTTGTTGCCGTAGTCCACCATCTTGTTCTTGCCGAGACCGTAGCCGCAGCCAAGGATGCCGACCTTGCCGACCTGACGTTCCGGTCCAAACAGCGCCTTCGCTTCCTTGAGCGTTCGGCCGGACAGGAAGGACTTCCCATAGATGTCCTCCGCCATGTCCAGATAGATGTCGCGGTTCTTGTCGCGGAAGATGTCAAGCCCGCGCTGATGGTTGCACACCCAAAAGAGACCGCGCGCCTCAATGGCGTTGTAGTCGGCCGAAACCAACTCCATCCCCGGATCGGGCACGATGGCACCGCGCAGAGCCTCCGAAAACAACTGGAACAGATCGACGGCATCTTCGCCTTCGATCTGGAACTCGTCTTCAAGGTCTGTGATGTCGTCAGCGCCAAGGATGCGCTCGATGGTGGCTTCCATGTCTTTGATGGAGCCACGCGGTAGGTTCTGCGGCTGGAAGCCCGCCCCGGACCAGCGAGAAGTCCGGCTTGCCCCGGCGTAGACCAGCATGTCCCGGACCCGGTTCCCGGCCGTCAGGCGCTCCATGATCGCCTTGTATTTGGCGGTGGAGGCGCGGCCCGCCCGGCGGACCAGCTTGATCACCGCCAGCACATGCTCCGGGATGTCGTCGGGCATGGCGATCAGGGCGTCAAACGTCGCGGCCTGCGTGTTGTCCAGTTCCAGACCGTTCGTGTTGAGCCATTCGAGAAGCGCCTGCCTGTTGGTCGCTTTCGGCACCTGCCCGTTGGTCCGCCGGTTGATCTCGGCGTTCGCGCTGTTCTTGAGATTTTCAAGGTGCGCGATGGCGGCCTCCACGAACGTCCGGTCAATCGGGAGCCCGTGTTCGTTGATGTCTTGGTCGATCTTCCAAAGCTCTTGTTCGAGCGGCATCAGATCGAGCAAGGAGTGCGAGAAGGCTTCTTCCGCGAGCACGTCTGTCTCGCAGTATTTGAACAGGCGCAGGAACTCGTCGCGCGACCCCCACCACTCACGCGGATCGTTCTTCGACGGCTTACGCGGCTTGCACAGCTTCATCATCAGCTTGTGGCCTTCCTTGTCCTTCTGGACAGGAAGCCGCATGACGATACATGCCTTTTCGAGAGCGCGCGGAAGACCGTAACTGGATGCCTTGGCCGATGAACAGCGCCATTGGCTGCGTGGGATGTCAGGCCACAGATACTCTTTGATCATTATAGCGCGCCAGACCGCCTTCTCCATCATGGCGTTGTGCGCTTCGATCAGGCCGCCCGCTGCGATCCACTCGAACAGTTCGGTCGGCTCCGGCGTGGGCTCAATCCCGAACTCCCGGTAGATGTCCGGTATCCACGTCTTGACCATTCCCTGCGGCCAATGGGGCAGCCGGTAGGACATGCACAGCGGTTGCGTGGAAGGGTCGGTAGCGTAGCGCCACGGGCCTACCTTGGGCAGGTTGATCCGGCTGCGCGTCTCGAAGTCGATGGTCGCGCGCGGCGGGTTGCCCTTCCCGGTGCCAGTGACCATCTCCTTCGTAATCATCGCGGCGTAATGACCACCTGCGCGCCCGGCGCGACTTCCAGTCGCACGTTCCCGTCACGGGGCTCCACTTCGGCCACCGTGCCGCTGCCGACGTATTGCTCGCCTCGGAAGAAATCGGCCTTGCCCGGTTCTGTGGCGACGATCCGATACAGGCCCGGCATCCGGGGGCGGCCGTCTTGGAACACCTGCACATGGCCCGTCCCGGCGACAGAGAGCGCCGTCCAGCGGCTTTCCGGGGCACTGGCGCAGGCAGACAGGGCGAGGGCCGCGAGCGCGGCGCACATGCCGCCCAGCCTAGCGGATGTCGAACGGATCATCGTCTGTGACTCGATCACTGTAGTCGTCCTCCCTCGGCTCGTAGGTTTCACCGTCGAGATCGCGGCCGTCAAGCCGAAGCTCGATGTTGCCGACCGCGATGTCTTCCGCTTCCAACTCGGCCTGCGACTTCTTCATCCGCGCCAGCACCTTCTTGAGGACTGCCACGTCGAGCCCGTAGTCGCGGGCCTCATTCCAGATGTCTTTGAGATCGTCCTGCAACAGAGCGATCTCGGTCATCACCACCTTGGCCCGTTCGATGAACTCGATGGACTTCTCGATGGGGTCGAACGGCTCCCCTGTGAGTTCCTGCCCGCGCAGAAAGGACAGGCTCTCGTCGTCGAAGAAGCCGCGCGCCATTTAACCCTCGAAGCCCTCGGGGGCGTGATACTGACGCCACGGTATCCACCGCCAGAACCGGGCAGGGTCCGTCTCGTTGTAGTCGTCGAACTTCCAGAAGCCCCAGTCGCGGGCCTTGGCGTTATCCCGTAGGACCAGCGTCACGACCCGGCGCGTATGCAGCTTCGTGATGAGGTGGGCGTGAGTGGCGGGACGATACCGGACACCCATCCAGCCGATACGATCCACGACGTATTCGCCGCTCGGCCGCACTCCGTCATGTCCGTCTTCGCGCTTCTCCATGACGTGAGAAGTCTCGGTATAGCCGCCGAACAGGATGATGGTCCAGAAGCTCCACGGATGGTCGTGGAACTCGCGGTCAGCGTCAGGACGGCCTAGAATGTGCAGGTAGAGCCTGCGCCACTTCCACCAGCCGAACGGCGTCAGGTGGAACCGGATCATGTAGGACGGCTTACCGCGACCGATCACTTCCATGAAGGGTCGCCAGTGTCGCGTCGGGCTCTTGCCTGTCCGCTTTTCAGTGCCGGTTTGATAGGTCATGTGATGATGCTCGTGATTGAAGAAAAGCCCCGGCAGATCACTCCGCCGGGGCTCTCCTTCCGCGTGATGGCCCCGGAGAGAAGCCTACAGTTGGAACTCGTCGGCACCGTCGCCCGGCATGATGCCAGCGGCCGGGTCGTCGAACGCCATCTCGTCGGCGGTGAGATCGCCGAAGTCCTGCGCGATGGTCGGGCCGACGTTGCCGAAGGGCTGGCCGTCCGAAATCTTCATCACGTTGTGCAGGTTGAAGCTGACGCCCTTGTTGCCGCTGTTCGAGTAGGCCCACGTCGAGACGGTGGCCCGGACGAAGCACCCGGCGTAGAGTTCCGACGCCGGGATTTCGACCTTGGCGACGTTCGCCAGACCCGGCTTGTATTGCGACGCGGCGCGGAAGAACTCGACGCCTTGGCCGTAGCCCGCCGTGTTCGGCTTCTCGATGCCGTTGCGGATCGGGTTGCGGAAGGTCGGCAGCAGGCGCTTCGTGGTCGGATCGAACGCGGTGTCGCCGAACTTCTCGCGCATCTGCATGGCGACCGCCATCTTGATCTTCTTCCACCGCTCCACGTCGGCGGGGGAGAAGTCGGCGGGGGTGAACAGCAGGGTGCAGTTGAAGGTCTCGGCCCCTTGGGAGCCTTCCATCTTCGACGGCTTGTCCAGCGAGGGGAACGACAACCGCGCCAGCGGGGTCGTGTAGATAACGGCTTGCTTGGTCTCGACCACAGCGCGCTCCTTGTAGCAATGACGCAGGGCGACGCCCCGCAGGATGATCACCGGGACGACGCCCCGGCCGATCAGGATGCTAGGACTCGCGGCTCACGGCGTCAAGGGCACGTTCGATGTTGGTCAGGTTCGGCATCTTGCCTTCGGCGAACACATGCCGCCAGAACTGCGGCACCCGCGTATAGTCGCCGGACCACTTCGCCTGAATGAGCACCTTGGCCGACGATCTGATGCGCTCGGGATCAAGCCCGGCGATCATGCAGATCGCCTCAAACTGCCCGTCTTCATCTTCCTCGATAAACCATGCCTGCGCTTCGCGGACAGCTTCGGCGTGAGCTTTTTTGCTGGCAGGGATGTTCGTGAAACCCAGCGCATCACAGATAGCGCGAATGACGACGTGCCGCATAGGGCTCCGCCAATCCTCCACAATGCTATCGCCCGGCTCCGACATTCAGCGTGGTTAACACGCCGTTGGCGATCCGACTAGAGGGCTACAGGATGTCGAATGCGTCACCGGCCGCAGGCCCTTCGATCATCAGGTCCGAAGCGTCCAGATCACCGAAGGCGGTCATCGGAACTTCGGGCCTGTCATCGTCCAAGGGGGCCAGCGTGTAGGCTCCTTCCGGCTTATAGACGTGATCGCCCTGTTGCAGGATCGGTTCGATGATCCGCCAACGCTCTGCGCCCAGCTTCTTAAGCGCGGCCGACGACTTGAGCTTGAGATCGTAGATGTCGGTCGGCTTCAAGCCCGCCTTCATCAGGTCGTTCGCGGCGGCCTTCTCATCCCGATACTTTCGCTTCGTGTCCTTGCGGACGACTTTCTGACCCGGAGGGACGCGACCGGCGAGCGCCTGTTCGAGCGCGTATTCCTCCACCGCCTTGATCGTGCTCTCAAGGATGGGGATGAACGCCATGAACCGGCCCAGCGTCTCGGGGTCGTTCGTGATGTTCTTGACAGCGGTTTCGACGATCTGCTGCGGCATTCCCAGTTCCTCGTCTGACAGGTCGTAATGATCGACCTTCGACATCTCCGTGAACTTCCCGGTGATCCGGGGGCACTTGATCTTGCCGGGGCAGAAGAAGCACCAGTCGCCGGTCTTGAGTTCGGCCTTCGGGTCTTCCGTCCGTTTGGCGGCGGCGATCAGTTCGTCCCGGTAGTCCACGAGGATTTCTTCGACCGGGTAGGTCGCGGCGCGCACAGGGCCGTCCCGGTGGCTCGCGCGAGGCTGGACGACGACCGTGACGACTTCGGCGGGCACCATGTCCTTGAGGACGCTCATCAGCGCCTCGCGCGTGACGGCGTGGAACTTGATCGCTTCGGTGGCGCATAGTTCGAGCAGCGCGCCCAGCCCGTAGTAGCGAAGCTGCGTGTTGTTCTTGATCTCGACGACCTTGCCGCGACCGTGCTTGTAGTCGATGACGATGAGACACTTGCCGGGCACGAAGATACAGACATCGTTCGTGCCGAACATGCCGGGGTAAACCATCCCTAGATCGAAGGACTTCTCGATCAGCAGTTGCGGCTCGACGCCGAACGTCTTCCGCGCCCAGTCGATATAGTAGTCCACCGTGTCCAGATATAGTTGGACAGCGCGAACGAACGCTTCGTCGATCTTGAACGCCGGGTTCTTCGCCCACAGCAGTTGACCGTCGTAGAAGATCGTCTGTTCACCGTCCGGTATCTCGGGCTCGGTCTCGAACAGTTCGCCGTCGAGATTGATCCACTGGCCCTCGAACACGTCGGCCGCCAAATCCTGCGCCAGACACAGTTCGCCGAGCGCGTGAGCGGCCGTCCCTTCCATGGCGTAGATGGACGACTTGTTCGGCATCCCCTTCGACATGGCGATGCTGCCGGGGCAGTTCATCCACCGCTCGGTGCCGGACGCGCCCAGCATCGAGTGCAGGCGCTCACCGGGGCCTAGCTCCGGCACGTCTACGATCTGGTCGCCGTAACCCTCCGGCAGGTAGATTTCGGTCATTTGCCCTGTGCCCTTACCAGCGTCACGCGCTTGGCCGCCCTCGTGAGGCCGGTGTATAGCCACTCTTTGTAGTTGCTGCCCGTCCAGTCGTCTAGGACGACGACGCTATCCCACTGGCTGCCCTGCGACTTGTGGACCGTCATGGCGTAGCCATAGGTCATCACGAGCGCCTGCGGTGTGCCGGACAGCATGGGCGTCCAGTGCTTGTCGAACTGGGGACGGCCTTCGAGTAGCGGATTGAGATGGATGAGCGCCAAGAACGGCTTGATGCTCGGATCGTCGAGCGACTTGATATGCGCCCGGTAGAACTGGTTGCCCTTCGTGTCGGCGAAATGCTCGCACTTGAGGACTTCCCATTGAGAGCCGTTCATCACCCCGACTTCGTAGTTGTTCTGCAAGCAGATCAACTTCTCGCCGGGTTCGAGCACCTTGACGCGGCCTTTGAGCTTCCGCAGCGCGTTGTTCACCTGCGTCCGCATCTTGTTCGTGCCGCAGAGAACTTGGTCGAACTCGGCGTATTCCGCCAGCGACATCTTATCGACGATGGCGCTGTCCCCCATCTTCCCGTAGGGCAGTCGGCCGCCGTTGCGGACGTGGGTGGCGAGGCGCAGGACCGGGCTCCCGGCCGCCTGCCGGTGGACCTGCGTAAGCTCGATGTCGGCCGTGTAGCCCGGCGGGAAGAAGAACCCGGTGCCCATGATCGGCGGAAGCTGGCAGGGGTCGCCCACGGCGAGCACAGGGAAGCCGTAGGACAGGGTGTCCTCGCCCAAGAAGCGGTCCACCATGGACACTTCGTCGAGCCCGAACGCCGTGGACCCGTGGAACTCCGATCCCAGCCGCTTGACGAAGCCGGGCGTCTGCATCGCCAACCGCATCTGTTCGAGCTTCGCTTCCTGCGTCGCCCGATCTGCGGGGTTGGTCATCGTTTCCAGCTTGGCGAGTTCTTCGCGGTAGTGCTTCACCGACGCACCGCGAGGCTCGTAGATCGTCTTGTGAATGGTCTCCGCCCCGTCGCACCCCTTCGACCGGAGCACCATGGCCGCCTTCCCGGCGAATGCCATGAACTGCAACCGGCGTGACGTGCGCTTCTTCACTTCCTTGAGGATCGTCGTCTTGCCGGTCCCGGCAGCGCCGATCATTCGCATCACCTGCTGCTTGCGATCATAGGCGTAGTTGTCCAGCCAGTTGACGATCTTCGTCACGGCGGCTTCTTGAACTGGATCGAGCGTGATGTCGGCCAAGGTGGCTCCGGCAGGGCATGTGAGAAAAGCGTGAGGCCCGCAACCTACGCTGCGGGCCTCCGTTGGTCAACCGGGCAGGGCGCGATCAGTCGCGCTTGATCGGCTCGCCCTTGTAGTTGGTCTGCACCTTTTCGGCGCTGGCTGCGCTGTCGGCGGCAGCTTGCTCCGCCTGCCGATCTCGGCCCGCTTCGGTCGCCGCGTCCGGGTTGAAGCCGCCGGTCTTGTTCAGGTGCCGAACTTCCAGCTTGGCGATGTTGCCAGCCATGGCCTCCGACAGAGTGAAGTCGCAGGCACGAGCGAGCCGCGCCAGATACCAGAGGATGTCGCCGACTTCCTCTTTGATGTTGGCTGTGTCGAGTTCGTCTCCGCCGAACAGCGACGACAGAAGGTTGTCGCCCAGTTCCAGCGTTTCGGAGATGACGCCGATGATGCCGTGCGCGACGGGATCGCTGAAGTTGACCCCGGCGTTGAAGCGGACGGCTTCGGGATCGCTTTCGTAGCTCGCCAGCTTGTCAGCGATGCCCTCCGGGGCCTTGGGGCCGTAGACCAACAGCTTCTTGCAGGCGTTGATGTCCGGTTCGTATCCCCGGAGTCGCGTGAGGATGCCGTAGAGCGCGGTCGGCGGCACCAGATCAAGGTGCATGACCGTTCCCTCCGGCGCAGTCAGCGCAGCGCGGGCTTCGTATTCTCGGTTGTCCATGGGGGTGATGTCCTGTGAGGCAGACGTGAAAAAGGCCCCGGATCGCTCCGGGGCCTTCTCACGCTATGCCCTGACGGCCGGAGCCGTCAAGGGCGCAGGCGCAGGGGGATCAGACCGACAGGTCGCCGCCGCCCGCCGCCGGAGCGGCCGGAAGCTGGATGACGATGGCGTTCTCGTCCGGGAAGGTCTTGAACTCGGCCTTGCCCGCGTTCTCGATGGGCAGGGCGGACGACATGATGTTGACGCTGGTCTTGCGCTTCGGCGAAGTCCAGCGGACGAGGAAGTCGCCCTCGCCGAACTTGACGAGCAGCTTGCCCGCGAACTTGTCGGTGCCCGCCGTGACGGACGCCTTGAGCTTGCCGTCGATCTTGTCGGCGGTCAGGCCCAGCGCCTCCATCACGTCCTCGCCGAACGTGATCTGGTTCTGGCCCTTCTTGAGCCGGGCGACGCGAACGCCTTCCAGCTTGCGGCCCAGCGGATTGCCGCCGCGCTTCGGAGCGAGGGTGGTGCCGGTGAAGTTGAGAGCCATGTGGGTCTCCTTTCGTGACTGTTTCTGTTGAAACCCCGTGAGGGGTCGTCCTGATGACGGTGTGATGCTTACGCACCTAAAGAAGCACCGTCAACTCCTTTTTTCCGTCGCCCCGACTAGGACTTCGGCAGAAGGTTGTAGAACTCGACGATCTTCTCGTCCGGCACTTCCGACGCCTTCTGCGCGCCGACCTTCACCAGCGCCTCACGGGCGACGGCGAGCCGCGCCTGATCCTTCTTGGCGATGATGTCGGCGACGATGGCTTCCGCGCCCTTGCGAGCGTCGGCGACGGACAGCGTGGTCTCGGCGGCCTCGAAGCCCTCCATCATGTCCCCGGTGCCGATGTCGTCGAGCGACAGTTCCGAACCCCCGGCGTCGGCGGCCGGTTCTTCGGACATCGCGGCCATCAGATCGGCGTCGGACATGCCGCCCGAAGCGTCCCCGCCCGTGGCCGCAGCCGGGGTCTCGGCGGCAGCAGCGGCAGCGGCGGCAGCCTCGTCGGCGGCGATCTGTTCCTTGGTCCGGCGAGTGCGCTTGGGCGCTTCGGCGGCCGGGGCGGCAGCGGGGGCCGGGCTCGGCGAAGAACCGGCCGCGCCCGAGTTGACGGCTGCCGATCCTTCATCGTAGGTTCCGGTCGGCGTCAGACGAGCAGCGAGGGCCATCCTCTCCGCCAGTTCGACACGTTCACGAAGCTCCGTGAGGGGCATCGACAGGATGTGTTCGCTGGTATTCATGGGTGGTGAAACTCCTTGTGAAGCGTTGATGATGCGATCACGCAGTAACTCAAGCACGTCTCATCGTCAACAATGACCGCAGCAGGATCGAACAAGCTCCCCCGACCATCCGCGTTGAAGCAGTATGCGGATGCGGGGTGGAAGTTCGTCCCATTGCACCACTGGGCTGAAACCCGGAAGCTGCCGCCGACACCGAAGCACCCTCAAGGTCGCACCCTCGAACTGGGCAAAGCGCCCATCGGGAAGGCGTGGACGAAACACGGAGTCGATCTCAAGGCGGCCACGGCCCACGCCAACGCAGGCAAGAACGTCGGCGGCATGATCCCGCCCGGCTGGGCGGTGATCGACGTTGACCCTCGGAACTTCAAAGGCGAGGACAATAGCTGGGAACGCTTTCAGGCTGATGTCGGGCTTGACCTGTCTAAATACGCGGCGGTCAAAACTGGTTCCGGCGGCTGGCACGTCTTCACGCGCATCCCGGAAAACTTCAAAGGCGTCGTCAAGATCGAAGCCTACCCCGGCATCGAGTTCAAGCAGATCGGCGTTCAGGTCGTCGCGGCCGGTTCGATCCACCCGAAGACGCAGGGCTACTACGAGTGGATGGACAGCACGGTCTCGCTCGCCGAGACGGCATACGTCCCCGACAAGGTGCTCGAACTCTACAAGGTCACGCGCCCGCTGATCTCGGGATCGCAGGGCGGCGACACATGGGGCAGCCTGACCGTCGATCAGATCGAAGAAGGTCTCGGCCTTCTGGACCCGACGCAGTTCCAATCTCACGACGACTGGTTCGGGCTTATGTGCTCGGTCCACTGGCTGTCCGGCGGCGAAGCGCGGCAGCAGTTCGTCGAGTGGTCCGCGCAAGACCCGTCTTACGCCGACCAGATGGAACACGTCGCAATGCGCTGGGACACCCTTGGCCGGGGTGCGGCGTCCGCGCAGTTGGTCGCGCGTGGCGGACAGTTCTTCAAGGCGCTCAAGCAACACGCCGGGGTGGAGCCTCACGACGGCCGGTTCGCGCTCAAAGTGGAGCGCGCCTTCACCGATCTGTCGCCGGAGGAACTGAACGAAGACCTGAAACTGATCGGCGCGAAGAACGAGCGCGTCCGCGAGGAAGCCTATCAGTCCGCCGAAGCTATCGTCGATGCGCTGAACGAGAAGCACTTCGTGCTGAACTATCGCGGTAAGACGGTCATCGGAACGAAGCGCCGGGTCGAAGAAAAGAACGGCGTCTACGACAAATACGAGTTCCAAGACGCAGCCAGCTTCAAGCTGTTCTACTCGAACCAGAAGATGCCGGATGGCGTCAGCTATGGCGAGTATTGGTTGGCGGCCAAGCACCGTCGCACATACGACGGCTTCGACTTCCGGCCCGACGAGCCGCCCGGCGCGTATCGCACGATGTCGGGTGAACTGATCCTGAACCAGTGGACCGGCTTTGCCATCCAGCCCGCGCCGGGCGACTGGTCCATGTTCGACGATCTGCTGCTGAACATCATCTGCGGCGGCGATCAGATCAAATATCAGTTCCTCTTGAACTGGTGCGCGCACACCTACCAGAAGCTCTCGGGGCCGGTCGGCGTCGCCGTCGCGCTCAAGGGGAAGAAGGGCACCGGCAAAACGTCCTTCTGGAAGGTCTGGTCACGGCCGTTCGGTCCTACGCACTCCATGACGACCGCCAAGATGGAGAGCGTGTTCGGTCAGCACAACGGTCGAATGCACGCAAAGATCGCTGTCGGGTTGGAAGAAGCCTATTTCGCCGGGTCGAAAATGGCGGAAGCTCAACTCAAGGATTTGATCACAGGCGATACGTTCGGCATCAATGAGAAGTTCCTGCCGGAATACGCGCAAACGAACCATACCAAACTCGTCGTGATGACGAACGACGACTGGGCCGTCCCGGCGACAGAAGACGAACGGCGGTATTTCGTTACGGAGACCACGACGGGCCGGAAGGATGATCACACCTTCTGGACTGCCTTCAACGAGCAGATGTATGAGAAGGGCGGCTGCGAAGCGTTCTTCTACGACATGCTCCGCAGGGACATCAGTGGCTTCAACCCCTACCGAGACGTGCCGCGCACCGAGGAACTACTAGGCCAGATCGAGATTACGCGCGGCCCGATCATCGACTGGCTGCAAGAACGCATGACGTTCGGAGAATACGGCTTCGGCTATGCGTGGTCGAGCAGTAAAGGGTGGGCGGTCCCGAAGGCTGAACTTTGGGAAGACTTCAAGGCGTGGCAGATCAACTCCCCCCGTGGCCGATACGATAGCTCGATCCGCTCGCAGAACCAGTTCACCCGAGAGCTTAAACGGGTGATCCCCGAGGAACTGTTCAAGGCCACCACGGCGATCCCGCCGCCGGAGTATCAGGCGTCCGTGAAGACCTACGCGGCGACGATCAACGGCACGACCTACCATCTCTCAAACGTGTTCCGCTTCCCCTCGTTCGACACCTTGAAGAATGCTGTCGCGGCGAAGTATGGGATACACTTCCAAGAGATCGACCTGTCGGACATTGAGATCACCGACGCGGACGACATATCAACATTCAGCATCGACGAGTGGGACATTCTATAATGACCAACAGCAACTACCTTTCTGGACCGTCCACTCGGGCGCAGGTGGTGACACGCCGCACCTACAATCGCCCGCTCGACGAAGCTGGGGGCATCTTCGAGACGTGGGAACAGACGGTGGATCGCGTCATCGGGCACCAGCGGTGGCTGTGGGAGCGCGCTGTCGAGCGGGAACTGACGCTCGAAGAAGACGCCGAACTGACGGTTCTGCGGAAACTGATGGTCGAACGCAAGGTCACGACTTCGGGTCGCACCCTCTGGCTCGGCGGGACCAACATCGCCAAGACGCGCGAAGCGTCGCAGTTCAACTGTTCTTTCCTGCGCGTCGAGACCGTCAGCGACATCGCGGATGGGTTCTGGCTGCTGTTGCAGGGCTGCGGCGTCGGATTCGAGCCGATCACCGGCGTCCTGAACGGCTTCGCGTCGGAAGTGGAGCTTGAGATCATCCCTTCGACGCGCACCGAGAAGGGCGGACGCGAGACCAACAAGGAGACGTTCAAGAACGGCGTCTGGACCATCAGCATCGGCGACAGCGCAATGGCGTGGGCCAAGGCTGCGGCCAAGGTGCTCGCCGCCAAGCGCCGCGTCCGTAAGCTGGTCCTCGACTTCTCCGAGATCAGGCCCGCCGGGCTGCGCCTGAACGGTTATGGCTGGATCAGCAGCGGCTACGAACCGTTCGCCAAGGCCATGACCGCCATCGTCGATCTGATGAACCGGCGCGTCGGGCAAATCCTGTCCCGGATCGACATTCTGGACGTGATGAACCTGCTGGGCACCACCCTGTCGTCGCGCCGGTCGGCCGAGATCGCGGTGATCCCGTGGGTGGACCCGGAGTCCGAGCCCTTCGCCGTCGCCAAGCGCGACTACTTCGCCTACTACGGCCGCGACCACTTCTCGAAGGACGAGCGCAAACCCGTCCCGGTTTATGGCTCCGCCGACCTGTCCGGCGAGCCGGTGCGTCACTTCCAACCCGGCGCACAGATCATGCCGTGGGGCAGCGAAGAAGACGGCGCTATCCTCGTCGGCGAGAACGAATGGGTTAGCGCGGCCGACGTGTATCAGCCGTATATCCAGCGCGCCCAGTCCAACAACTCGCTGATCTTCTACGACCGTCCGACCCGCTATGAACTGTTCTACGTCTTCGACCTGATGGCGAAGGGTGGCGGTTCTGAACCGGGCTTCATCAACGGCCGTGAAGCGCACCGCCGGGCTCCGTGGTTCAAGGGCGTCAATCCCTGCGCCGAAATCCTGCTGGGCAACAAGTCGTTCTGCAATCTCGTCGAGACCGACGCCGGGAAGTTCAACGGCGATCTGGAAGGGCTGCAACAGGCCCTCTATCTGGCGGGCCGCGCGAACTACCGTCAGACCTGTGTCGATCTGCGCGACGAAGTGCTGCAAGCCTCGTGGCACGAACTGAACACCTTCCTCCGCCTCTGTGGCGTCGGCCTGACCGGCATCGTCCGCTGGGAGGGCCACAACGACCCCGAGCAAATCCGGCTGTTGCGTCAGGCAGCGCAGGAAGGCGCTCACTCCATGGCCGATGAACTGGGCCTGACGCGCTCGAAGGCGATCACCACGATCAAGCCGTCCGGCACCCTGTCGAAGATCATGGACACGACCGAAGGCATTCACCGCCCGCTCGGCCGCTACGTCTTCAACAACATCAACTTCTCGAAGTTCGATCCGATCATCCCGCGTTTGAAGGCGGCTGGCTACAAAGTCTTCGACAGCCCGGTTGACGATACCGCCGTGCTGGTCTGTTTCCCTGTCTGCTATGAAGATGTCGATTTCGACGTGGTGGACGGCAAGGACGTGAACCTTGAGACTGCCGTTCAGCAGTTGGAACGCTACAAGCTGTGGATGGACAACTACGTCGATCACAACTGTTCCATCACCATCAGCTACTCCCCGGACGAAGTTCCGGCGATCATCGACTGGCTGCTGGAAAACTGGTCCCACTATGTCGGCGTGTCCTTCATCTACCGCAACGATCCGACCAAGACAGCGGCCGATCTCGGCTACCAATACCTGCCGCAGGAAGTCGTGACGCGGGAAGTCTACGAAGACTATCTCGCCATCCTGTCGCCGCTGGACTGGACCGGCACCGAGTCCTTCGACGAGATCGCCGATCCCTGTTCGACGGGAGCCTGCCCGATCAAGTAGGTGCGAGGGGCTTGAAAATCCCCTTCACCGTCCCGCCTACTGACAGCGCCTCCGGCCTCTTGCCGGGGGCGTTGTGCCATGGGGACCGCTATGATCGACACGCCGACCAAGAGCCGCCTGCGCCGGTTTTTCGACCGATGGGAGGAACAGGTGGACCGCTGGGCGATGAGCCCGTGGACCAGCCTCCATATCTGGACCTTCGGGGTGCTCTGGATCGTCACCGAGGCCCTGCGCGGGAAGATGATCGGCTGGGATGGCGTCGCCACGCTGGCGGCGCTTGAGATCGCCCTGTCTATTCGCAGGCACCAGCGACGACACGATCCCGGTTGACAGCCTCCGGCCGCTCCGGCATACAGATCGCTCGTCGTGGCCTTCCAGCCCGTTGCGACACGGAACTGGATCAAGACGAGCGAGGCGGTTGCCGGACACGAAGCCGGAGGCCCCGAGCACAGGATCAGGGACGAGCCAAGTAGCCCTGATCTGACACTCCACCCGTCGCCCTCTACGGAGCGCGGTTCGGGAGAGTGGAGACCGGGACGGGACGACGACGGACTGGGCGAAGGGACTGCAAAGCCTCGGACCCCGACACGAAGCTCTCCCGTCCGGTTTCGCCCTCGCAGCCGGGCTACAATAGGCAGCCAGACATACGAAGCCCCGGTCGTCCGCAGACGCCGGGGCTTCACTGTTTCTCGGGCTTGCCCGATTTCTTCACGCAGTCCTGATCAGATCAGTCCCGGCGCTGCGACGACGGCTGTCCGGCGTCGGGGGCCTTCGTGGGGCGGGTCTGGTCGGCGGCCGAAGACCGGCCGCCCTTGCCGCCGGACTTGTTCTGGACCTTGCCGGGATCGGCGCGGGTGGGGTTGTCTGCCATGATCGTCTTCCTCTCCGGTAAGCCGCCTAGCGCGGCCGTGGAGAGGCAACGCGGGATCGCCCGGCCGGTTGCAGCAGAAAGGCCCCGCAGATCGCTCCACGGGGCCTCCCTTGGCCGTCGATGCGGCTGCCGGTGCCTTACGCGCCTTCGGTCTTCACCGGGCCGCCCGGCAGGAAGACATAGGCGTCCAGATTGTCCTTGAGCGGACCCGCCGACAGGTCCGAGACCTTCGTCACGGTGTCGAAGTAGCTCTCGCGCACCGACGAATCGACATCGGTGCCGGTGGCGACGTTCGACAGGGCGGTTCCGGCGGCGGCCTTGATCTGCGCGTCGGTCTGCGCGTCGTCGCAGTTGATGAGGACGGCGCGGACGCCGTTGACCATGGGGGTGTGCGCGGCGTTGCTGCGCGAGACGAGATACAGGGCTTCGGCCAAGGGGTTCTCTCCGGGGCTGGCGATGAAGGTCCGAGCACCATACGGGACCGTGGAGCCCCTTTTCAAGTCGAAGCCCCGCCAAGCCGGAGCCGGGCGGGGCCTCGTCGGGTGATGGCGTCAACCGAGCCTCCTAGAAGGCCCGGCGACGCTACTCACGGCCGGTCAGGGTGTCAATCGCCCTGATCGTCTTCTTCGGCCTCGCGGCGGCGCTTTTCTTCGCGCTCCTTAAAGGCTTCGATCCCGAGTTCGATGGTGTCGCGCAGCTTGTCCTTCTGGACCGCGTATTCGGCTTCCTTCTCGGCCCATTTGTCCGGGTCCACCAGATCGTTGACGCGATCCCGGATCAGTTGGTCAAGCACGGACGGCCGGAGCGCGTCGAGTTCCCAGCAGGTGCGGCCGAACTTCCTGATGTAGTCCGGCGATCTGCTGTCCTTCGGCTTCGTCGGGTTCGGCGGCGGGCCATACTGCTGCACCTGATCCATGTTCAGGGCGATGCGCCGGACTTCGACATCGACGCCCTGATGCTCAAGGAACATCGTCAGGCGGTCGTCGTGATCCCGCGACATGTCGATGCCGCTGGGATCATGGTCGCCGAGATAGAGCAGGACGCAGTTCCGGCCACTGTAGGACGCTTCCTCGAAGCGGTTGGCCGCCGCCCATTCCTCGGACTGCGACATGTATCCGCGACAGGACATGTAGGGCACGTCGAGTTCCCAGCAGGGCCGCTCGATCACGCCCAGCAGCGCGTCCTTCTCGATCCAGACTTCGACGTAGTTGGGCTGGTTCTCCCACATGTCGATGTTGAACCACTTCTTCGCGTCCCGCAGAAAGTCGAAGTGTCCTTCCTCGCCGTTCCAGTGATCCTTGCCGCGAATGAACCGCGTCTTGTCCTCGATAGCGTCCCACGACACGAGACCGGCCAAACGAGCATTGCTGATCGTCTCGCCGAGCCGGTTGTAGGACTGTTCCGAGTTCGGGAAGTAGTTGAGCGTGATGAACTGGTAGTAGAGTTGGCGCAGCGTCAGCTTGTAACCCTGCGCCTCGTAGTTGGCGATGATCTCGTTCGCCTTCTCGATCAGCTTCAACGACTTCTCGGCGAAGCGTTGTTCCTTGTATGCGATCAGTGTCATTGGACCGGAGCCTCCCCGACGACTTCAAAACCCATGCGTTGAAGATGCTCGACGAGCCGCTTCTTCGCCAGAGCCGCGTGAGCCCGCAGCCGCTCCGAACCCTCAAGGATGCCCCGGAAGGTATGGTAGCCGCGCATGTTGGCGTGGAAGTCGCCGCAGGCGCACGGCGTGACCTGATGCTCGAACGGCGACATGTGTTTGCTGTCCAGCAGGCGATCCGCCAGTTTGATGTCGTCTTCGATCTTCGGCTTGCCGCCGTCGTGCGTGTTGTAGCTGACGCGAGCGCAGCGGGCGGTGCTGATTTGAAGCACCATGTATTCCCGCATATCGACAGCGTTGGCGAACTGGCGACGGCACTGGTCCGTGTTGTGCGCCCACAGCGTCTCGGCATAGATGCCGACCAGATGCCGGTCCTCGTCGGTGACGTAGGGCAGGTGCCAGTCGTCCGGTCCCAGCAGACGCGGGGTGCTGCCGTCCATGGCGATCCGCATGGCCCGCGCCAGCGCCGCGATCTCGGGCTGGGCGTCCTTGTGATCGCGCAGAGCGTAGAAGTTCTCCCACTCCGTCGCCGTGACGATGACGGAGATATGCGCCCACGGCTCAAGGACGCGGTTGGCGATCTGCTTGTGGATGCCCAGCGCGATCAGCGCCTCGGCGGTGACGACGGCGGCCTCCGCTCCCTTGAGCCAGACCGCCTTGGCGCGCTCCGCCGTGGCCGCATCCACGTCCTGATCAGCCTGCATCCCCTTCTGGTTCTGGCCCCACGACACCGGCAAGGCCGGATCGTTGATGATCGCGTTGATGATCTTCGTGACCGGGATGGCGCGGCTGCTGCTGGCGTTTCGGCTGAACACCCGATGCGTCATAAACTCCGCATGGATGAACCGGGGATACAGTAGTTGCAGCGTCGTGACGCGAACGCCCTGCGCGTTCAGGCTGTCGGCGATGACCTTGGCCGTGATGGTCATTGATCGCCCCCGGCGCGCTCCCGGTTGGCCCACAGGTCGTCGATGATCTCGCGCTTGACGGCGATCATCGCTTCCGACCCTTCGGCCGTGTCGAGCGGCACCTGACGATGCGTCTTCACGGCCAAGCGGGTGCCCGGCTTGATCCAGCGGCCGGTGACGACGAGTTGCTGCTGGTCGTCCGGCACGATGGCCTCGCCCGGCTTGTCGGGGTGCGAGCGGGCGAAGGTCCACTCCACGTCGTAGGTGAACTGCCGACGTTCGCTGTCCCAGTCGTCCGAGATCAGATGGGCGTTGGCGAACTTCGCCATCAGCAGCGACAGGGCGCGCTCGGCGGTGTCGGCGACGGCGTAGGGGCTCTCGGCGAGCGACTGGAAGCCCGGCCCGATGGCGAGGAAGCTGCCGGTGTTCAACGGCGTCCCGGTGCCCTCGTCGATGTCCGGCCGGTAGGTGACGGTGAAGCCGTTCTGACGGATGTCGAGATACGCCTTCATCCACGCATAGAAGGTGTGGAAGTTGGACAGGATGTCCACGAGGAAGGCGGCCCGTTCCGGCGAGCCCGGACTGTTGCCGGTGAACAGCGTGACCACGCCGTCCTCACCTTCGCCCGACAGGACACCGGCCACGGTGTCGAGCGCCTTGTCGCCGAGATGTTCCTTCGTCAGTTCCGGGGCGCGCTGGAACTGTTCGATGGGCATGTGGAAGGGCGAAAACCGCGCGTTCGGGTTGCCCTGCGTGAACGCCTGATAGCGCGCCAGCAGCGCGTCGAGACCGGCGTTGTTCTGATTGAAGTCCATGTGATCGGTCTCCCCTACTGTTGAAACGCGGAAGGTATTTTCAGCCTTCCAGTTTTGAGTTCATACCTGAAAATGCAGAAGGTCTTTTTCTGCGAACTGTTGTCAGTGCAGCTTGCTTCGCCGATCTGCCTTTTCGCGCTGCACCTTCATGTGCGCTGCGACGGCGGCATTGCGTTGTGCGATCTGCGCCTTGAGGCGCGTCTTCATCGCGGCTGCGATCTCGGCGGTGACTTCATCCTCCGCCTTGATCTGGACCTTGCCGCCGGAGATGGCGTCGGCGGCTGCGTCGATGGGGATGTCCTTCGACATGACGCTGCCAGACCCGGCGAACCCGACCGTCAGCTTTCCGGCGTTCTGGCCTGCGGCCGGGGGCTGGAAGTTGACCATCGGCTGCGGTGCCAGCAGGCAGAGCAGTTCCACGGTGTCGGGTTCGAGCTTGCCGGTCAGCATCAGTTCCGTCGCGGCGACGAAGTGGATGCTCTCGCGCGGGTCGTGCATCTTGTCCGGCGCGAACCGATACGGGTCTTCTTTCGTGGGATTGTCCATGGTGCCTGTGAAGCTGGCGTTGAAAGGCGGGTGAGGGAGCACCATAACCGGGCAAGCCCGGCTATGGCAACCCCCTCGCAGGCCCGTCAGCCCTCGCAGGAGCCCTCGGTCTCGGCCGCCGCGCTGGTGGCCTCGCCGCAGGCTTCGCGGCGCTCGTCGTCGAAGTCGCGGTCGGCGTCGGGGCGCTCCATGTCCGGCTCGTCCGGCTCGGCGGCATCCTCGTCATCGCTGTCCTCGAACTCGGCGTAGGCGGCGTCGTATTCCTCCCACGCCTTCACGGCGGCGTCGTATTCTTCTTCCTCGCTGTCCAGTTCTTCGAGCTTCTGGCGCAGGTCGGAAGCCGCCGTGTCGATCTCGTCGGCCGCCGACTCGCAGCCATCGGCGCGCTGTTCGAGAAGCTGTCCGCTGTCGCCCTGTTGCAGACCCTCGGGCATGTTCTCGAACTTGTCGCGCTGTTCTTGGCCGAGTTCACGCAGGCGTTCGGCGACGGCTTCCAGATCGTCCGGGATCGAAGCCCAGTCCGGCGTGTTGGCGGTGTCGTTGATCGCCTTCTCGATGGAGGCCAGATCGTCGTCGAAGATGCTGTAGAGCGCCGACTTGAACTCGCTCTGCGTCAGTTGCGACCGCGTGGGGCGCGTCTTCGAGCAGATTTTCGGGCCGCCGCGACCGCCGACCATGAAGGCCCAGTGGTAGTAGCTGTCGCCGACTTCAATGCCGTAGCGCGGGTTGGCCTTGCGGGCGGACTTGACGAAGTGAACCTTGGGCATGTGATGGGCCTCCTGTCTCGGTGGATAACGATGACCCTCTTTACGCAGTCCACAACACGCTGTCAACAACGCGAACGAAGTTTTTCTGCGGCCTTCTTCGACGCCACATACAGCGGCATTGTAAGGGGGCTTATCGAGTTCACCGCGCACGTCGCTGCCATCTTCTTGCACTCGGCTTCAAGGTGCTCGACGATCTGCGCGACCGTATCGCCACCGATCAACCGCGCACCGACGACGTAGCAGACGAAGTTCGCAGCCCTGTCAGCGTCGGACATCAGTCGAACGCATCAAATAGGCGGGCGGCATCTGGCGACACGTCCGTCCGTGGCACAGCATCACCACCTTGCCCTCCAAGAGCATACGGTCGATCTCCGCCTCCATGGCCGCTGTCTTTCCGAACCGGCCGTTCGTCGAGCGGCCGAAAGAAGGCCCATGGGTTGATGATCTCGGATCGCCGCCAGAAGAACCGGGTTGCGGGTCCGGGGACTTTGATCCCGTAGGCGAAGCGTTCATCGGTGGCAGTCCACATGACAAGATAGGCGGCGCTCATCTCACGCGCCTGTTCGACCGTCACGTCATACAGACGCGGGCACAGGCTGTCGTCCGCCTGCGTGGCCGGATCAGGGGTGTAGAAGATCGCGGTGCCCAGCATCCTACCACCCAGCCCTATAGACTTCCACGCCCGCCGCCGTGGCCTGCTGGATCATGTTCAGGGTGCCCTCGGTGCCGGGGAAGGCGATCACCAGCTTACGGGCGTCCCGGATCGACCGCAGGACCGCGAGCATCTGCGTGTTGCGGACGATCCCCGCCCGGCGTCCCTTGCCGTCCCAGTCGGCCTTGAGCACCTGTCCGGGCAGGCCCCGGCCCTTCCGCCATTCGTCGGCCAAGGTGTCAGCGCCCGGCGCTCCCCCGGTGATGACGACGGACGGGAAGCCGCGAGCGATCACCAGACCGTCGAGCGTCTGGTTCAGCAGCGTCACTTCCCGGTGCGCCCGGTCCATGTCGGCGGCGCTGTAGCGGTCGCTGACGACGCCGAACTTCCGGCCGCCGCAGACCAGCCAGCGTTCCGGCTGCCCGGTATCGACTTCGATCCCTGCGATCACGAGCTTGGTCATGTTTTCGGTGCTCCTGTCAGTTCGAGCTTCAAGATCAGCACTTCCACCTTGGCGCGGATGCCCTGCCCGATCTCGGTGTTAGACCCTTCGTATTTGTCGCGCATGTCCAGTAGTTCCTCCATGCTGAACGTGATGTCCGGCACAGTGATCTTGACCGGCCGAGCGGCACGTTGCGCTTCCTGCTGTTCGCGCAGAGTCGGATCGTTCTTGTGGTTCTCCGTGATCCGCCTGCTGATCTCGAAGATGTTGGTAGGGTCTCCGCCTTCGGCTTCGATCTCGCCGCGAACCATCCGTTCTTCGACCATGCGCCAGTAGCCCAGCTTTCCGCGCAGGTGCTTTTCGTCCTCCCGCTCGTAAGCGAACAGGCGGCCGTTCAGCGTGTCGTTCGGATGGTATGCGTCAGCCATGCGGGCTCGCCGTGACGCGGTGATACTGTTCGACGTAACCAAGACTGCTGTCGCCGCGCTCGTGGCCTTCGATCCAGAGCCGCCAGCGATACTTCTCCGCCATGGGATCGTAGAACCGCTCCCACTTCTCGCTGACCTGTTCGTCGGCGGTGCGCCAGTGACCCCGGACTTCGTGACGGCGGTTGTGCCAGCCGCCAGCCCGGCCGCGCAGATGGTCATTGATGTCCCTGATCCGGCGGCGCGACGACGGCACTTCCACGGTGATGATGGACGTGGACAGGAACGGCCGCTGTTCGACGCGAGGCCGAGCGTGGCCCTGACGGCGGTAGGGGACGTAGCGCACCGGGACGTGGTTCAGGAGCGCCAGCGCCGCGATCACGAAGCGCAGATCGAGCGACTGTTCGATCAGGCTGTCCCGCATGATCGTCACCCAGTCGTAACCGCGATCCCGCGAGTGCGCCAGCCACAGTTCCTCGGGCTCGACGCTGCCGGTCTCGAACAGGGCATTGTCGCGGACATCGCCAAGGTCGCCGAGATTGTATTCGTCGTCCGGCTTCATCAGGCCCCACGCCACCGCGTTCGAGACGCCGAGATGGTTCCCTCGAACGATGGCGTCCTGATACGCCTTCGAGGCGCGCGGGTTCGGCGTCAGGCGCAGCTTGTTGGTCATGGTCGTGACCGTCTGCGACACCGGGAACATCGCCGCTCCGATCTCCGAAGTCGGATCGGTCGGGTCTTTCATCTTGCCCAGCGTCGTGATGCGGAAGACGCCTTCGACCGGGTTGCGATCCAGCAGGTAGCCGACGCGCTCCGGCTTGCCGAACACCGGCCGGTCGTGCGGGATGCCCTTCTTGGTCAGCCAGCGGTCCAGAACCCGGTAGTCGTATTCGATCCACATGTAGGGGTAGGGCAGCCGCGCCAGCGACCGATACCCGTCCAACCGGCGCTCCGTGGCCGGTTCCTTGGGGTCGCCCTTGAACGCCATGTTGGCGATGATCTCCACCGCCTCGTCATCCAGCGTGAACGCACGAGCCTGACGGACAGCGCCTCGGTAGAGACGCCATTCCTTCTCGGCTTCCGTGCGCCACCAGAAGGCGTTCAGAAGGTCCAGATCGAGAGGGGGCTTCTTCATCAGAAGCGCACCCGGTTACGGTCGGCCTCGGTCTGGACGCCGCGCACTTCCACGAGCGTCTGCTTGGCGCGCGTGACGGCGACGTAGATCAGGTTCCGTTCTTGCTCCACCTGCCACGCCTGACGGGCGAACGGCGACGGCATCAGTTCGTCGCGGCCCAGCAGGAACACGCGGTTCCATTCCAGACCCTTCGAGCGGTGCGCCGAGCACAGGACGATCATGTTGCCCGCGTTCGTCACGTCGTCGGCGAAGATGCCGTCGATCATCAGACGCAGACCTTCCACCGTATCCACGCCGGTCGCCTTGGCGCGCTCGATCAGGACGAACAGAGTCTCCACCTGATCGTCGATCTGATCAGCGCGTTGCTCCTGCTTGTTCTTGATCGCCTTCTCGATCTCCTTCCGGCGGTAGCTTTCCAGCTTGTCGGCCAAGGCGTCGAGCGTCTTGATCTTCCACTTCCCGGCGAGCGTCGAGAGCCCTTGGCCGACCGCCCGACCTTCGATCTTCGCGGCCTTGCCGTCGCGCACGAACTGGAAGAAGGCGCGGACCAGATACTTGTTCTGGCGGCACAGCACAGCGTCACCAGCTTGCACGGTGGCGAAGAAGTCCGCGTCGTAGTCCATGGTCAGGACTTCGCCTTCGGGAGCGGTCTCGTGGGCCGTGATATGACCGACCCAGTTACGGGCGTGTTCGACGACGGCCTTGGGGCAGCGGTAGGTGACAGTCAGCGGCATCCGGGCGCAGTTGAACTCGCGCTCGATGATCGACAGGCTGTCGTTGTCGGCACCCGTGAAGCCGAAGATCGCCTGATGCGGGTCGCCGACCGCGACCAGACGGCCGCCGGGCTTGAGCATCTTCTTGGCGAGGGCGCGACGGGTCGGGTTCGTGTCCTGCGCCTCGTCGATCAGCACCC